AATATTTTAATGCAGTTCAAGAGCAAACATTTCAATCAATAGGTGAGCCTGGAACACTATTGACACCTCAAGAACATGAATTATCTGATAAAATTGAGGAGTTAAGTGCAGTAGTTGTTGAAAAAGACCAGCTCATTACTCTTTTAAAGAACCTTATCTGCGAATTTCATGCTAACTCAGTTTACAAAGAGTCTGATGGTGACAAAAGAAGATACCGCTTGCCAATATCTATTGCAATTAAGGTTGAGGAACTTTTAAATAAATAATCATGGGTTTATATTTGAAAATTAAAGAGCAAGAAGAAACAAAAGAGTTATCGAGATTTAATGTTGGAGATATTCTTATATCTGATAAATCATCATTAATATGTATTAAAACTATTGATGAAAACACAATGAATCTTAGGACTGGAAGATTTCACATTCCAGATAAAGATGAAAGGTTTCTTAAGTTAAAAACTGGTCAAATTTTAACAGTTGAATAATGAATAGACCAAAAGACAAAGCATATTCAATATTTAAAATGCATCATGATGCACTAAGAAATATTGATTATGTGTATAGTAAAGAGGAGTATGAAGAGTTAAGAATAATGGCTATATCATCGGCTATTGTATCCTGTAATTTAATAAGAGAAGAATATCTCTTGGCTCCTCAAATTGTATACTGGAATAATATAATCATAGAGCTTAAGTCTTACCTGTTAAATCCAAATGAGCAAGTTTAAATTAGGAGACACAATATTCTTCATGAAGGATAATGTGCCAAAATCAGCAATTATAAAAGGAATTGCTACATATCAAGGTGTTACTTATAACTCTACTAGCGAGAAGCAAACTCCTGTTGGAGAGTTGAGTATTGAGTATCACACTGCTATGTTTGAATCGGTACTAGAAGAAAAAGCCTTCCCTTCTCTTCCTGTATTAATTAAGAGTGTATTTCCTGAAATCAAAGATTTTAGGCTTAATAATGACTAACAAAAAGTTTGTTAGTAAGTAATCTTTAAAAAAGAACAAATGAAAAATCTATTCAAATCACTATTCACTTTGGCATTCATTTTAATGTCAGTTGTATTCTCTGTTTCTATTGCACAAGCAAAAGGTAAAGAGCCACAACCATTCACAAAAGATACTGTATTTATGACAAAGAATGTTGTCATGTATGCGCAGAGAGACACCCTTAAGCTTATGACAAAAAAGCTTACTAAAATAGAAATCAAAAATGGTATTATTTCCGCTAATGGTATGGTGCTCACTAATGGTAAAGCTGTTAAACTTGGAGCAAGAATTAAAGTCTCATGGATCAATCCAAGTGGTACAATAGTTGTCTACACTGGAAATAATGCGCGCAAAGTCAAGTCATCAACGGCTAAAACAAAACAAAAGACTGATAAGCAAGAGAAAGAGGCTTCACAGATGGAAGCAGTGTTATTAAAATAAACAAACAATAAAACATACTAAAAGAAGGGCCTGCATTAAATTGTAGACCCTTTTTTAATGCATCATTGTCATTTCCCAAGGATGGCCTCAAGTGAGAATGCAGAGGGTTAAATCATGTAATCTTTAAATCTAAAACACAATGGCAAAAAAGTTTCTTAAGTTAATAGTTGAAGATGATGAATTAGGATATTCATTATCAATTGAAAAAGGAGGAATATCAATTGCAGAAGGACTTGGTTATCTTGAATTAGCTAAAAATTCAATTCTTGAAGATGCAATGAATATTGATGTTTCCAAAAATAAAAGAGGTCCAATCCCTCCAGGCCAAAGAGAGCAATAATGACAAAAGGCCAAGCAATTAGGGCAATGAAAAAAGGATACTTCATTGTTCATAAATTTTTACCAAGGCCAATAACAATGAGTGGAAATAATATTGTATTGAGTAATGGTGTGTTAGTGCCTGAAGATGTGTTTTGGGAAAACAGAACATATAAGTATTGGAAGAAAAATTACTTTTTATATCAAAGCCCAGAAGAGACTGAGTAGTCTCTTTAATTAAACCCTTTAAATAATAATCGGATGTTACAAGTATTAGTAAAATCAGAAATAAAAATAGACAAGTACGCAAAGGAATATGTGACCATTAGATTTATGGACACAAGAACAATCAGAGAAACTAATGCAAACATTTGGTTAATGGATTATCCATCAATCTTTAATTGCGCAATTAGTTCTGTATTCCCAGGTGCTATTGTTACAAAAGATGTTCAGCTTTATGAATTAGTTGATGAAGATGGTGCTGTTCGCCTTCAGTCTAAATACACTGCAGTTGTTATTGGTGATACATCAGAACAATTCTTCTTCAATGAATTAGTAGAAACTAAGTTCTTGAGAGATGGGAAAATCATTATTCACTCTCCTATTGTATCAAGAATGCCTGAGCCAAAGCCAGCTATTAGTGCGTCAAACCCAATAATAACTCCAGAGAAACCATCTGGATATAATGCGCTTTCAAATGCATTATTAACTGAGCAAACTGCAGAAAACATCACAAATCCTGCAGAATAATACATGGGGCCTGAAATATGGTCCCTATTTTCAATCTTTAAATCCTTAAGTTATGAGTGCCAAGAAGAAGTTATTAGTAAAACTTGCTGGTTCAGAAAGTAGAATTATGATTAATGAAAGTGACATTATATCTGCAATTCCAAATTCAGATAATACATGTACAATTTGGCTTGGTGGTCATCAATTTCACAGAATTGATCATAATGTTGAAGACCTGGCTAAAGAAGCAAATCCAATAACAATTGGTAGAGGGCCAAAAGTATTTCCAAATTCTCAAGTGTAATGGACATATTAGAATACAGACACCTGTTTATTAATGTTGAAAAAGAACATTTTGTAGGTGAATCTCCCACTCTGTGTATCAATGATGAAGGAGAGGTTATGTTTGGAGATTTTACCATTGATGAAGAAGATGGTTTAATCTGTATGGCAGAAGATGGTAGCATTCTTTATAATGTAGAGTATGTAATATCTATTGAAAGAATGTTTGATATTCTTGGGGGTTTAATTGAAAAAGGAGAAATTTAAAATGGTAGTAATCACACATAAAGGTAAGCCAACTATCATTACAGGACTAGAGCATAAATATAAAGTATTCTTATTCAAAGAAATCCAACGCTGGATTATGGAGAATGAGATTAGCGCTATAAATGCTGAGTTATCTAATGATATAGCTCTGGCAGAGCAATTAAGACTCACCAATGAAAGGCTATTATTGAATTGTGATAAGATCCAAGAATCTATTACAATTGATAAGCAACCGCCAATTTATGAGCGCAAGGAGCTTATAAGTGTAAGGAGAAAGCAAGAGATAATTGTTTCAAATTCAGAAGCAAATATACTTCAGGAAATATATAATCACAATCCAGCGGAGTTTAAACTGTTTGTTAAAAAACTATTACCAACCCTTAATTATGAGGATGTAATAGATATTACTGAGCAGTCTCTTTGGAGTGTAGGATTATCCATTGTAGATGTAATTAAGGAATAATGAAAGACTGGAAAGAAGTGTATAAACTACCTTTGAGAGATAGTTCTTTTAATTGGGTATATGATGCTAATGGAGTATTTGTGTTTCAGTTTCTAGATGTTAGTAAAGAAAACAAAGAAAAATTAATAATGGCCATTAACGGAAATCGTTGCCTTACAAATCCAGAATTATCATTCATAAATGAAGGTGGAATTATTAAGACCAACAAAAATCAGAATGTAATTTTGATTAGAGGCTGGGGACACTTAGCTGGTACACTTAATCTATCAGAAAAAGAAGCTGTAAATGTTCAAAATACATTTGCTGAGTTTATTGTGAGTAATCTTAATTGCAGGAACATTTAAAATCATGAAATCATGAACACTAATAAAACACTACGTAGAATTAATGTTAATGGAAGAACCATTAATATCACTGAAATGGAAAAGAAGAAGCTAGTATCATACATGAATACTATCTCAAACTTTCAGATTGAAATGAGAAACAAATACATCTCTTTCAAAAGAAATGAAATCTTCATGGAGCAAATAGAGGCTGAGAAATTGTACAAGGCAATTAACCAGGGAATCTATGACATGAAGGAAATTATCAATGCTGGTATTGATAATGATGAAGATATTTTCTATCCTCACAAATGGCTTGACCACATGGCTACCACAAGATCACATAATCATTTGTGTTTGCTTGGGCCAAATCAAAGACCAATTGTAGTTAGTAATAGCAGTGATGAATTTCTACAAGAAGTTGAGTCATTTATGCTAAAAATGAAAACCTCTGACTTAGTTAAGTTTTTAGAAAAAAGAATACTTGGAGAGCATCAATATGTTATATTAGATGCTTGTGATGTCAAATTTAATAAACAAGACTAAATGAAAAGATTATTAACAATGAGTCTCCTTATTGGGGGCTCATTACTATTTTCTTGCTCTGGCAAGAAAGAAGAAGTAAAGCCATCAATAGATAAAGTTGATTATGGTAAAATTTGGAAACAAGATTACAATGTAACTCTTCCTCCAGGTGTATCTCCAACTAAATACCTAACAAAATCATACACAATTGTTGGTGATTCTGTTGAGATTATTGGAGTTTTTGATAACCCTGTAATTATTTATCTTCCAGCCAATAAGGTTGAATTTGATAAAATACAGAATAATATAGTAAATGGGTATTATCCAGTAGAATCTTTAAAAAGCTACGGAGCTGTTCATCTTAAACCTTATTCCAATTCTTTCAAAAATGTTGACTCAGTAACTGTAAATCCAAATGGTGTTACTGTAAATCCTGCCCTTAAAAGTAGTTTCTCAATCAACAAGATAGAAACCATCAATGGATTAAAATTAGTGACAGGACAAGCTATGGTTTACACTATAGTAAATAATAAGACATCATATTATAGTATTCAGTATGTTGTAAGTATTGATAATTTCAAATAAAGAAACCCCAGTAGCCCAAACTTCAGTGACACTGACCCGGTTAAGAAATGTAAGGAATATTACCGTCCTATTACAGCTAGTCAGGGCTACTGGATAGATTTTAAATCTTTAAAACATTGTGAAGAGTGTGTTTCTGATTAATCAAGAGGCTATTAAGAAGTAATAAGTGGTTAAGGAGATAGCTCAAGGGTAGAGCGAGGTATAAAGACACCTTGGTTGTGGGTTCGAATCCCACTCTCCTTACAAGGCTGACCCAAGGGTATTATCAATAAAGGGACGCTATTAATAGCCCTTCCTGAATGATAATTGCATATAGCCAGTGGTTTATGTGCACAGCAAAGATAAACTGACTGAAAAGTACTATCTAATCCTAAGATGGCATTGCCAATACTGGTAGGATAGTTGTGGGCATGCCGGAGTGCATTGCCCACACAGTTAAGATTTTAAATCATTAAATATTATAAAATGGGAGAATGTGCTGATGCAATCATCAATGGTGATTTTGATGGAATTACAGGTGAATGGCTTGGTGAAGGTCAAGGATTCCCAAGAACAATGGTTGATAAAAAAAGAATAGTAGTTCCGGGTATTAAAAAGAAAAAGGGCCCAATTGCTCTTGATTACAGACACTACCTTGCCTCTAATCTTTTTAAAGATTTCTCTAAAAAGCCTAATCAATTAGAAGTGAATCAGCTAATCACAGATTTTGCTATTCATAGTTTAGGCTTGGCGACAAACATTGGTATAAAAAAAGCTAGTAAGCATGTATATCAAAATAAAGAATCATTCAGTAAGTGGTTACTATTAAAGTCTATTGCATAGTTAATTGAAAACCGATTATTACCATAAAACCTTGTGATTATGTTGCAAGGTTTTTTATTAACTCTAAACTCTAATAGGATGACAATATATGCATCAATTGAAGCATGGGCTATTGCTAATGGAGAAGATCCATCAGGAATAAACCCAAACCCTTCACCTAAAGTGAACTTTCCTTCAGCAGGGAGTGATGATGGGGTTTTCTTATGTCTTAATGAATACAATGGTTATGAACCATGTAAGAAATTATGTACTCATTGTGAAAAACCACATCCAAAAGAATATTTTGAAAACCTTAAAAACAAATAATAGAATGGAATTAGGTAGAGATGCAAGTGACTACAGCTCTGGAACGCCAGTGCTAATAAATGCCCTTTTCTTAGACCTTGATGGTACTGTAAGAAAAAGTAAAACTGGTGAAGAATTTATCAAGGATGAAAATGACATCATGTTGATGCCAGGTATTGAAGAAATACTTCACAAATACGAAGATGCTGGTTGGATAATTCTTGGTGTTAGTAATCAAGGTGGAATTGCTCATGGCTTCAAGAATCTTGAAACTATGGAAAAAGAACTTTATGCAACTGTTGAGTTATTTGAGAAAAATCCTTTCTGGAATATTCAGGTATGTCCTTTTGAGCCTAATGGTAGTGTAGAACCATATAACCACAGGTCTTTAGCAAGAAAGCCTAATATTGGAATGCTTTGTGAAGCAGAGAAAAATGCTTGGATTGAAGGTTTCATTATTGACTGGGATAATAGTATCATGGTTGGTGATAGACCAGAAGATGAAGGATTGGCAAAAAATGCAGAAATGAAGTTTCACTATATAGACGAGTTTCTTACAATGGAACATAATCTTGAAGTGAAAGCTTAAGATAACAGCTAATGGGAATGTAGGGTTGGCAGCACTCACCATTTAAAGAGTTCTCCCTTACCAACGTCATTTAATTCCACATGGTAAAAGCGTGTAGAATTTGGCCTGGATAAATAAGTAGTGAGATTTGGCGTAATAGCACACCCATTAGCTGACCATTAATATTTTGGGCGTTAATTATTACCAGAAAAGCTTGTAACTATGTTATGAGCTTTTTTCTTACCTTGCAATACTAAATTACATACATATATGGAAAAGGCGAAAACCTACAAACAAATTGAAACTGCTGTAACTCCAGTAGGACCAAGAATCCTTGTAAAACCAGCACCAGTGCAAGATAAAACTGCAGGTGGCATATTTACTCCAGGAGCACATTATGTTAAGCCTACAGCTGGAACAGTGGTTGCTATCGGTACTCCAATTGCAGATAGATTAATTTATTGCAAGCCTGGAGATAAAATCTTGTTTAATCAAGGTTGTGGTTCAGAAGTTATTCACATGGGTGAGAAATGTATTCTTATGTGGGCTGCAGATCAAATTGCAGTTACTGTTGATTCAGAACCTGTAGAAGAAACTGAAGATGGGAAGTAGAATGGAAGCTGAAAAGCTAAAACTTGAAGCCTTAAAGAACTCTGACTTCTATAAAAAGTCTCCACCTAAGATTCAGGAAGTGATGGTTAAATTTCCCCCAGGAAACTATAGACTAAAATCTTCCAACAATCAATGCTTTATAGCTGGGTATATAGGATCTGACCCTGATCATGAAGATCCAAAACACCGCCAAGTAACATTTGTTGTAATTAAAACAGGTGTTGGTGGTGAAGATCCAGAAAATGACAAGGGCTTACATCTTGGTGGTATAACAGTAGATGATATAGAGCCTTGGTATGATTAGTAAAAACGCAAAACAAGAGGAGATTGTAGATATAACTGTTGCAAATAGAGGTAGAGGATTCTGGGATATATGTCCTGGTTTTGGGAAAACCACAACTGCAATAAAGTTTATAAAGTTTGTTCTCCTAATGAGGCCTCACTATACAACTACAATTGTTGTGCCTACACATGAACTCAAAGATCAGTGGGAAGAAAAACTCACAGAAAATGGGGTGACTAATTTTGTAGTAAGAGTAATCAATGGGATCATTCAGGGTACAGATTTTGTAACAACTCATATCTGCATAATAGATGAGGTACATTGTGTTTACAGAGGACCAGAATTTAGCAAAATATTTGAACTAGTAAAATCTCCATACTTTATCGGAATGTCTGGAACCATCACTCCTGCTTGCTCTGCAGTTTTACAGCATGTCTTTCCATTGATTGTTAAAATAACAAAAAGAGAGGCAGAAAGAAATGGGTGGATCAATGTTCCAACTGAATACAATTTATTTGTAGAGATGGGTGAAGAAGAAATGAGAGATTACAATAAAGTACATGAACTTTGTGAAGATTGTTTTGCTCATTTTCATTCAGAATTTAATGTTGCTATGGATTCAACTACACTTGCTGGAGCCTTGCAATTTGTGCAGAGAAACAATATGGTGGCTCCTGGGATGCTTGAAATAGACTTGGCAAGAAACCTAAACACAAAGGCAAATGTATGGAGAGATGCTATGTCAAAGAGAATTGCTTTAATTCATTCTTCAAAAGCCAAACTGAGAGCAGTTGCACAATTGGTGAATGAATTACCAAATAGAAAAATTATTACCTTTGGAATGCTTACCGCACCTGCAGATTCACTTACTACTATGATACATGGCTCTAAAGCTTTACATGGTAATTTACAATCTGTAATGGTTAGGCAAGCAGTTCTTAGACAACACAGAATAAGGTGTAATCCAGACCTTGAATATGTTCTTTGTCCAGTTTCAAAATTGCGCAAACTCTATGTATCTATGCTTAGAACTGGAGAACTTACCTGCATGAATACTGTGAGAATGGCAGATTTAGGGTTAGATGTACCAGGTGTTGATACTACTATCATTTATGGAAGAGATTCTGTAAAAGAAAAGGCAGAGCAAAGGGAAGCCAGGGGAACTAGGTTCAATGAAAATGTAAAATCCTTAATTATCAATGTGATAGTTCAAGGAACCAAGGATGTAGATTGGTTAAAGCGTTGCCAAAAAGGGAAGAGGGTAACAAATTTTAATTCGGTTACTGAATTGGTAAACGATTTTAAAACCAATATATTACATGTTTGATGTAGAAGCTATAAGAGAAATCCTAGAAGAAACCAAAATAAGCTCATTAGATGTTCTTTTTTTGGCATATTGTTCAAACAGAAGTGATGAAGACTCTTTAAGATGTTTAAATTCACTTCTCAAGAACAAAGGTAAACTTGGTGTTTTAAGGGAGACAATAGATGAAGCAGTTACTTGCAAAGTAATTGATGGGAGATTAATTGACAGAAGTGGCAAAGTTGCCTTTGCTGACATATTACCTCATCCTTTATTCAAGGAAAGATTCTTATCTGATCCTGACACTATGTTCAGAGAATTATTGGGTGCATACCCAAAAACCACAGTAATTAATGGAAGAACAACTCCACTAATGAAAGGTGAAAATATTGGTGGCATTTATTATGACCAGCAAATGCTTTGTGAATTATATCTAAAAAAGATTAATGCATCCAAAACTGTCCACGACAAGATTATTGCAGACCTGAAACAGGCCAATGAATTAGGATTAATTAATTTTGCATTTAGACATTTTGTACTTGATTCTATGTGGACATCTTTACCTGATTTAATAGGTGGAGATACATCTTCATTTATCAGTAACAAAACAAGTATCTAAATACCATGAGCGCCTTTACGGATACTCTTGCAAGAATAAGACAAGGTTTACAAGGTCACAATAAGGGTGTAAATTTTGGACTCAACAAAGTCTCAAGGTTTATTCCAAATATTCAACCCAAAAGGATAACCACAATCTGCGCTGGTAGTGGAGTTGGCAAGACAACTCTTGCCATTTACATGTATATCTTTTCCCCTTATGAAGCTTATATTAGGGATTCAACCACTGACTATAAGTGTATATTTTATACACTAGAAATTGACATGGTATCTGTAATTGCAAAACTCATCTCAATGAAGTTATATGCTGATTACAGGATTTTGATTAGCCCAGATATAATGTTCTCTAGTACTCCTGGACAAACCTTGCCTTCTAATATATTAGCTCTGATAGAGTCTTATGCTGAATATTTTGAGAGGCTTGAGGAGATTATAGAATTTATTGATGAGCCAACAAACCCTACAGGAATCTCTAAAAGGGCGGAGGAGTTTGCTCTTGAAAGCGGTAGAAAAGTTTATTACAAAAGGGATGGTAGTGAGTGTGAACATGATGACCCACTTAAATATAGGTGGTTATATGTTCCAAATAATCCAAGACAAGTAAGGCAACTAATTATAGATCACTCAGGCTGTTTAAAGAAGGAACAAGAAGCAAGAAGTAATAAAGAAAAGATTGACTTGATGTGCGAAAAAATGGTATATTCAAGAAACAAACTTATGCTATCTTGGTGTGTTCTTTCTCAATTAAACAGATCTCTTGAAGGAGCTGAAAGACAGATGCATACTAGTCACAAGAAGAACTATGAACTTCTTGTACCTGGCCCAGCAGATTTGAAAGATACTGGTAACCTATTTGAATCCTCAGATGTTGTTATTTATGGCTTTAATCCATTTGATTATGGCATTCCGGAATTTGCCGGTTATAAAATAGCAGAAATGAAGGATAGATTTAGAATTATTGGTATAATGAAAAATAGGTATGGCAGGGCCAATATTATGACTGGTTATGGGTATATAGGTGAGGCAAGTTTCTTTGTAGAAATACCAGAATCCTCAGCTATGACATCATTCCATTATAATGTATTGGCAAATATAGGGCGCGATGAAACATTAAACCTAACACACCATTAAGAATGGAAAATGAATTGACTATTGTACATGCATCAAGTAATGCAGTACCAAATGAAATAGTAAGAGTAAATAGTGAAGAGACTATCTCTGTAGACACTATTGACAAGTTAGACACTCTTGATAAAATTACAGCTTTTGCTACAGTTGTTTTTAAAACACCTGGATTCTTCCCGCCTTCCTTTAAGTCAGCTGAAGCAGTTGTTGCTACGATTTTACAAGGAAGAGAATTGGGATTAAAAGCAATGGTTTCATTGCAAAATATTTACTTTATTTCTGGTAAACCATGCTTGGGCCTTTGGGCTATTGCAGGATTGATAAGAAATAAAGGTATTGTTTCTAAGACAATCAAAGATGCTGAACCTGTACTTAACAGTGCTGGCGCTATCTGTGATTATGTCACAACAATTAGATTTTACAGATATAGTAATGCTCTTAGACAAGTGGTAGAGGAAGATTGTACTTTCACTATGAAAGAAGCTATGGCTGCAGATTTAGCTGGAAAAGACAATTGGAAAAAATACATGAAGTCTATGCTTTATGCAAGATGCTATTCAATGGGAGCAAGAAGAGTTGCACCAGATATTATGATGGGTATCTATGAAGTTTCAGAGATGGCTGATGCTAAAAATGTAGCATATAAAGTCTCTGACACTGGTGAACCACAGATAACTGTCATGTCTTAATCACTACTCTCCTGTAGTCAATATTTTACGTAAAAATCTATTCATCATTTCTAGTTTTAAATACACATATCATGTCACAAGAGGCACAAAATCAAGAAGTTGCTGCAGTTGCAGTTAAAGTAAAAACTCCAAAAGTAGTTAAAGAAAAGGTAAAACTTGTTAAAGCTGTTCTTGCTCAAGAAATTCAGGATGGTAAAAAGATCCAGTATTTTATTGATAAATATGAACTTTGTGAAGCACAAATGCGCAAAGCCCTTAAGGCTTGTGGTTTTAAGATCAGAAGCTTTCAAGAACCTCAGTTTGTATTTGAAGATGATGAAGTTCCAGCTAATCAATTAGATTTGTTTGAAACTTCGGAAGCAATTCCAGTAGGGGAAGCCGTAGTTAATCATGCTCAAGAAGCTGTAGAAGTTGCTGTTGAAGTTTTTGATACAACTATTCAAGAAGTTACTTCTGTTCAAGCACAAGCTCTTCCTGAAGCTGATTTCTAGGATCAAAAAATCAAGTCACATGGCTCTCTATACAGAGTCATGTGACATTTTTAATTAATATAATCTCACTAAATTACAATTACAAATAATGGCTAATCCATATAATTTCAAAGACGCAAAAGACGCTCCAGCAGTAAGATATATCAATACTGGTATTCACGAATTAACAGTGCTGGATGTTTACTATCAACCAATAGGTGATTCAGTAAGGAATGAAAGAAAAAAAGAACTTACTAAAGGGGAGAATGATGGCCCACTAGTAAGCTTTACAAAAGAACAAACAAGAATTGTTCTTCAGGTTGAAAAAACAATTGCTGGTAATGAGTCAAGAGGTGCAATTACGGTTATTAGCTTGTATGAGCCCTTCCATGTTGACCCTAAGAAATTTGAAGGCCAAATAAACAGAATTTTTCATATCTTAAGAGCAATGGCTCCTGCTGTTGCTCAAGAAAGAGTTGAAACTTATATCAAGGGTTTCCCTGGTTCTACAACTGCTGAGTTTGCTGAGTATATCAAGAGAGGTTTTGCTCCAAGAGAAGGCGCTGCAAACAAAAAATTAAGATTGAAATTCATTGCTGATCAGGATGGTAAATTTCCACAAATTCCAAGCTACTATAGTGGCTTTGCAGAATGTGTAGATGTTCCTACTGTTATGAAATACAATGAAGAAAAAGAAGGTCTTGCTAAGAAATCAGGTGTTGAACTTGCAGAAGATGACAGACCTTCAACATTTGCTTCAAATACTGCAACAACATTAGCACCATCTAATGCTCCAGTTGCAATGTCAGTAGCAGCAAGTCCAATTACAACTCCTGAAGCTACTGCAGTTGCTCCATCAGGAGAAGTGAATATCTTTGCTCAAGCAGGAGCAGATGACTTGCCATTCTAGTCTAGGTCTAACAAGCCTATAAGTACATAGGCTTAAACTCCATAAGCCATGTATAATTTTGCAATTGCTCAAGATAATTGGAAGCCATCCATTGATTGTGTAGACATATACACTCAAATATCTGAGATGGATATTTATTTTAAGGTCCTAGGCTATTTGCCAAATGATAAAATCTCATACAGAAGCCCTTTCACAAGAGATTCAACGCCAAGTTTAAGGTTTAAACAAAAGGCAACACATCTCATGTGGAAGTGCTTTAGTACTGGGAAATCAGGCAGTGCTGTAGGATTAGTGGCAGAATTAAGAGGAGGTTTATCCTTCTATGAAGCAGTACAATATATAAGGAACAACTTTGGTTTATCTGATGTTTATCAAAAACCAGAGCCAAAACCAATAGTTGAAAAAAAGCTTGAAGTAGAGCTTTTTGATAAAACTCCTCAAAGTTTTTACAGTTATTGGGAGTCACATTATATCACGAAAGAAATTCTTGAACAATATGATATTAAGCCAGCCAGAAGGGTTTGGCTTAATAATGAGTTAGTGGTGTCTTATAGGGACACAAATCCTATAATTAGATATAGGATAAATGGCAAGTATAAAATATACCAGCCATTCTCTACTTACAAATGGTTTTCAACAACTAGGGCTACAGATATTCAGGGTTATAAGCAATTACCACCAACAGGAAATATACTTGTAATATCAAAGGCAATGAAAGACGTATTAGTCTGGAGAAGACTTGGTTTTTGGGCTATTTCTCTATGTAGTGAGTCTGCTAATTTACCAGAAGGCTTAGTAAGGGAGTTGAGATCTAGGTTCAAACATGTAGTATGTATTCTTGACAATGATGCTGCAGGAATTAAGACAATGGAAAGATATTACAATGAAGAAGGTATACCCTATGCAATCATAGATGCTTCTTTTGGATGGAAGGACATTGCTGATTATATTCGTGATAATGGAGTCTCAAAAACAATTAATTTAATCAATAGTTTACATTTTAAATTTTAAAATCATGTTGCCAAATTCGGAAAACTCAAATAATGAAACAGGTTCTTCTGCAAATGTAATTCCCTCTACATCAAGAAGAATTGCTATTGTTTCTTCTAATCAAACTCCAGGTATGCCACCTCCAGTATTTGAAGGAGAGTTCAGAACTACTGCAGACTTAATGAGAGCTGCTCAAATTAAAGATGGTATGTCTATTACTGTTGTAGAATCAAATAGAACCAAAACACCTCTTTCAGTATTGGTTCCAGAGCAAGTATTGCCTCTTGGTGACTTAACTGTATATTTGAGCCCTTCTCAAATGTCAGGAGCAATTTTGCTTTAATCTAAATTAAAAGAACCCCTCTTCTTGTTATCAGGGAGAGGTTTTTTTTTTGTTTTACCACTAAATTAAGTAGGCATGAATATTTTAAGTCTAATTTCAAGAAACGCACTCATGGCTATAGTTATGGATTGCGAAGAAATTGTTGTTGGTAATAAGACCAGGGAACAACTTGAAGTAGAGGTTGAGGAATCTTTAAAAAAGAGAGTTCCTAAATCTGAAGTAAACGAAAGTAATACCAATGCCAATATTGGCGATGATTTTGTGTTAACCTCAAAAACTGATCTTACAGAAATGCAAAAATTATCTGCATCTGTTGGTGAAGCACTAGCAGCAAGAGGAGCATTTGAAGCAATATCTTATTTTAAAGCACAAAGGTCACTAGCAGAGGTTGGTATTATACTTATTCCAATGGAATGCCTAGGGTTAGATCCTGAGCAATTTGGGATGGGAAGACAAAATAATCTTCCAAAAGATTTTGGAAAGAACTTTGAAGACCTAATGGGTTCTCAGGATGGTACTCCTGAATAATTATGACTATGATGTGCTTGCATGTCTAGCCATAGATCTTGGTATTGGAGCTCCGACATACACAACTACTAGGAAAAAACTTGTAGAAGATTTGTCAAGGGTAATTGCCATTGAAAAGAGAGAGATAAAGTCTGGCAATGAAGCCATTCTTTATGACAAAAGAATCAAAAGACTCTTAAGAGAACATAAAGAATTTCTTAAGTCCAGTACAAAGGAAAGAGAAAATTATTGGAAGTTTAGGTTTAAAGAGATTCAGGATGCAAAAAATGATGGATTCACTGTTGTTAAAGGTGAAGGTTTATTTAGAACTCTAGCCAAAGAAGCACCAATATTATTCTATGGTGAACCACTATTGAATGGAAGTCAAACTCCAATTCAAGATAGGTTTAGACCATTTGCAGAGCTTGATACTGAATTATCTGATAGGGCAACTAGGCAAAACAATATTACAAGGAGTCCAAGAATATCAAATCCTGCCCCTCTACAGACATTTCAAGACATAGAGGGCGCATTATCAAGTTCAGCAAGATTAATTAATTCTGAGCCAGCTCAACCAGTTCCTGGGCCACATGAAGAATTACCTCCTAGTGATTATGTAGCACATTTTATGGGAGAACAAGGAATCATTATTGATAATCAATCTGGCGTTATTATGACTCAAAATGGAGATGTAGCAAACACTGAAAGAGGTACTGTAAGTGCTATTACAGCTGAAGTTCCTCCAAGAAGAAGAAGAGGCAATCCAAGGAATAATGACCAATTTGAATTTGTAGATCCTGAAACATTACTATCAACAAATCCTTTACAGGAGCAAACCGGAAGTGTTTTCATCACTTCTACTGGTGGTGAAATTCCTCTTGATGATATTGACGACTATGGTAATGAAGACATTGTAATGGAAGTTGATTATGAGGATCCAGATGATGAGGATGAAAGGGAAATAGAAGAAATTGAAAGGATTAATAGAGAAAGAAGAACTCCTGTAAATCCTCTTGAAATGGTTCCATTTAATGAAGTTCCAAATAACACTGCAATACCGGTAAATCCATTTAGAACCTTTGAGGAAATTATGAATGGAAATACACCGGCTTAAATCACTTATACAAATGGCAATAAATCCAAAAGTAAGAGAAATGGTATCAGCGTTTAATGCTTATTTTGGTGAAGAATTTGTTTGCTTACAAGGCCGATCAGTTTTAATTCATTTTCCAACCAAAACAGTTGTATTAAATAGTGACCACACAAAAAGAATTAACATAACTGATTTATATGTTATGCTTAATTTTACTGCAAGAGCAGATTCTGGGATTACAATAACAAGGATACAAGGTGATGTGGGTTCATACTCTGCATTACAATATCAAAACAATTATAGACATTCTCATCTGCAATCAGGTAGAGAAAATAAAGGCTTTGGTGATTTCTGTCTAGGAAACTCTGAGCTTTCATTAATGAAGAATAGGTCTGGAAATCGAATATTCAGTTATGATGACTTCTTTTTGATGGCAAACATGATTGATATATTTATGGGGTGTGAAGGAGCAAGTCCATTTATACATATTACCCAAGGCACTGCAGTAAGGGGAGGTGCAGCACAAACAAGACCAAGACTGACATCAGAAGAGGCTGGAAGAATCATAATGGATCTTGGTTATTTCCCAGACTTCTCTTATGCTGAAGGAGCCAATCCAATTACTCCATGTGTTTCTGAGGATTATCTGTTTGAATTTGCTAAGAAATTAGGTAAGCATCATCTTGGTATTTATAATACTGAAAAAGGATATGCAGATGAGTTTGTGTATGAAGACAATAATGATGCATATCTTATTACTTTAAGACATGGAACTATTCCAGGTAAATTCATAAAATTCAAAAGAGAAGAAAGACCCATAGTAATTCATCCTCCAGTATTAAGTACAGACCCAGCAAAAAGAGCTACTGAAGTTTTGGTTGATTTCCCAACCCCAACTACTGTAAACATTATTAAAGAGGTTATTATTGAAATCTATAATGAAAAAATAAGGGACATATTTGGAAGTCCTGATAGGGTTGTTAGATACACTGAAAATTACAAAAGAGTACATCCAACTTCGGATAAGTTAATTTTAAATCACCTTCTAAATAAAAATAGGTAATGGAAGTAGTAAAATATACAGGTTTTGGTAAACCTAAAGTAGTAATTTCTCCAAATGTCCTTAATGATATTGATTTCATGCATAGAGAGTATAAAAGCCTTGAATGGTCTGGAGTTATCTTTTATTCTGTAAATGGCGACTTATCAAAACCAGAAGATTTATCATTTCTAGTTCATGGCTTCTATTTGATGGATTTGGGGACTTCTGGATTCACTAAGTTTGATTTTAACACAAACATGCCTGACATCTATATGGAGAACCCTGAGGTCTCAGAAAATGGGTGGACAATGGGTTTAATGCATTCTCATCACAATATGGACACTTTCTTTAGTGGAGAGGATTCTCGCGTACTTCATGTGAATGCAGATTTCTTTCCTCAGTTTCTGTCATTGATTGTAAACTGTGCTGGTAGTTATAAGGCTAAGGTTTCTACAGTAATTGAGGGAAATGTTGTTGAAATGTTTGAAAATATCCCTAATCTTCCTGCAAACGTAATTTCACAACAGAAATTCATTAAAGTTTATGATTGCGAAATTGTAAAAATGATTTGCTGTGAGGAAAGATTCAAGGAGCTGGCAAAAGCAAAGCCTAGCTTTTTTAGAGATTCTACATCAAGAGAAGGAAATGACTTTCAGGTATCTGTGAGGGCAGATTCTTTTCGTGGAGGAACAAGAGAGGCTGACTGGGAAAATCTTGAAACCAATTCAAGAAAATTCAGGAATGCACCTTATGTTCAAAGTGAAATTGGATTTAATAATGGATCTGAAAAGTTTGACGAGGATTTTGGTGTTGTGGAAACAACTCAAAATGGCACTCCAGTTGATGACATCTTTGATGAGAAAGATGAGAAAATCAGTAGTAATAGTGCTGTAAAAATGTGGACTGAATCCAGAGAAAAAAGAAGAGAAAATAGACGTAAACATTAAAAATCATGAGTACTGCAAACAAAAGGTTTAGTGCTTTTGAGTGGTCCGTAAGTAAACTCAAAATACAAGTAATTGGATGTGGTATGATAGGATCATGGATGTCCCTATATTTAAGCAGGATTGGACACCTGCTTGAGTTATGGGACAATGACCTATACTCGGTCCAAAATATATCAGCTCAGTTCTGTGGTGTACATAATTTATCAGCAAACAAAGCAACTGCACTAGCAAGCAATATTAAACTATTCTCTGGTAGTGATGTTTCAACTCAAGCTCATGCTGGGTATTTTGTACCAACAACTACAGCAGATATTGGTGATTGCTTTGTTTCTGCAGTAGATAGCATGAAGTACAGAAAGATGTATTATGAGCTTTGGGTTAAAAAGCAAATGGAACATAAAGCTGCTGGAACAACTCCTAAGCATAGGTTCTTTATTGACTTTAGAAGTTCGCCTCAACATTCTGAATTCTTTCTTATTACTAATGGTGCTCAAGCAAATGAGTATGCTAAATCATTGTTTTCTGATGATGATGCTGAGGAATTACCATGTAATGCCAAGGCAACCACTCACAATGCAACATTGATTACTAGTCTTGGAATGGCAGCAATTAACAATTTAATCTCCAACAAGATTAATGGCATGACTATCTTAGATGTACCATTTCATTGTTATGTTAATTTGCAACAATTAGACATAGCCAAAACTTATGTATAGCCTCCAAGACATATTAAAGGGTAGTGAAAATATTGTTTTTAACCCTGATGAATCAAAGCATGTTGATTATAAGAAAGTATGGCTTACGGCTATAGATTTATACATGATTGCCATGTTTGTAAAAGAGGTTAATTCTAGTGAAGAACTCCTTATTAATTTAACAGAAAGTGATATAGACATGTTTATTAGTGATCTTGAAACTACTAATATTGGAAGGATGAGGGTCACCGGGACTAGTATCCCTTTTGCAATGATAAACGCGAAATCTTCAAGAGAAGATTCTATGTCAGGAAGGTTAAGTCAATATGGAATTACTTTTATTGGAGCAAATGTATATACATGTTTTTCAAGAGGTGGTGATCCATATATTGATATGTTTGTAAGAGCTTCAGAAGCAAAAAGGATAATATATCAAATGCTTACTACTGGCAGTTTCACAAATGAAGGAATTGTATATGTGGCTAAGACAAGTTATACTAGGATTACTAAGCCTTCACAACGTGAATTTTCATATTACTGGAGTATTGCAGAAAACCAAAACATTCCAATAATAGCAAAAGACAATATTGATCAGTTATACAGACAGAAATCTACATTTTGCCTGGAAAGAGATGGGCATAGAATTGATACTATACCAAAAAATATTATTGAAGAGATTAAGCAAAGATTTATTAATGGAATACTTGTTAATTATGGATCTCATTCCAGAGGAGTATTAAGAACTATTAATCCGTCTTTACCTCTTAATAAACAAGGGAAAGAAGTTGTTACTGGTATAGGGGAGGGATTTGTACCACTAAGTGAATTTGATTTATAATGGTAATCCAAAGATTAATAGATCTGTTCAGTGTAGATTTGGCAAATCCAAATTTTTACATTCAAGGAATAAATATTCCATCAAAGAAAAATAGTAAACGTTGGACTGGTACACATATAATTTCAAGTAAGAATGTAACAGCTTTTGAAAGAAACATTTCTTTGGTGTTCTCAATACAAAAGTCAAGGTTTTTAGAGGTAGCCAATGCTACTTCTAAACCTATTCTTCTTGGGATGTATCTTATCAGGGATACCAAGAGAGAATTTGATTATAATAATATAACTCAAGTTATCTTGGATGAAATGGAGGAACATGGCTACCTTTCAAGAGACAATATGGATAATGTGGTTGTGATACCACTTGGCTATGAGGTTAATAAGAAAGAGTGCGGAGTTAAATGCTTTATACTTTGACATTATAAAAACTGGAATCTAATATGGAAAACTCACTTAGTCTTTATCAAATAGAGGCCTCTTTATCAGAAACACTTGCAAATATTGCAGAAAATGATGGGGTAGTAACTCCAGAACAAGAGATAGCACTTGCTATTACAAGAGAGAATCTTGCGGTTAAGCTAACCACTTATTCTGATGTTATTAAATCTATCAATCAAGAAGAAGAGCTTGCAAAATTAGAAATTGCAAGAATTGAAAGATGGCTTTTTAAGAAAAAGAAACTTATTGAGAGTCTTGAGACAAGAATGCTTAGTGCTGTAAATGAGTTTGGTGATTACAAAGGCAAAGAAAAGGCAAAGTCTATATCAAGTGGGACAATAACTTTTGCAGTCAAAAAGACAGCTTTTGTATTCATTAACAACCAGGAAGATATTCCGGTTGAATACATGAATAATGAAATTGTTATTAAACCAAATCAAGTAGACAAGGTTAAAATTCTTGACTTTCTTCTTGCAAATAAAATTGCATTTACACAATCCTGCTCTCCAGATAAGACTAAAATTAAAAACACAATTAATGATGGCACTATAGTACCTGGTGCAGATGTCCTTAAAAAAGACAGTCTAAATATTAAATAATGCTAAAGAAGCATAAGTTTAAAATCATAATAACAAAGTACTATATTTCTGGACACAGAGAATTACATTTATCTGAAGTATGGTTATATGAGGATGGGAAAAAACCAAGAAAGCTTAATCTTGATAATACAGATGATTGTCATTTGATTGGTAAGTATCCTATTTTCTTTGAAAATTATGAAGACATTAATTATGATGTTGAGGTTAAGGTTTTGTATTGGTTTATACACTCTGTAATTCAAATAAGAGGTTATGTATCTATTTCTAAAAAGGGTATATTGCTTGAAAATAGGCACATAATTGATGTAGTTCCTAAGCTCAATAAAATAAAACTAACCTTTCGCGGAAATGGATAATCTATTAGAAAAAATGAAGAATACTCCACTTGTAAAGCAATTAAATCACCTAAAAGAGTTAGGATATAATTGTGAAGCAAGGGAGTATTCTGATTTTATTAGGCTATTTACTTATTTGGATTCTGATATTGTAATTCAAAAATATAGCAAGTCGGGTGAATATGTTAACATGTACATTGTAAAAAGAAAATATTATGGCAAAAGATATTCAAAGTGAAATAGCCGAGATTAAAAATGGCTTGGCAAAATGGGAAGAATCTGAAGATGTTTCAGAAAAAGGCTTAGAACTAAAAGAGAGAATGATTAAGAGTCTCAAGTTAGAATTGGCTAAATATGAAATTGATGAGGGTTGGGAAAATTTTAAAGAAATCCTTAAGGCAGAAACCCCAATAAATCTGGTTGAATGTTGGAATAGAGATTTTAATCACCCAACTTTTGAATACCCAACAGATCCAAATAAAGAGCTTTCGATTAAAAGACTAAGGCTCATACTTGAAGAACTTCATGAGTTGGCTACAGCTCTATCTGTAGAACAAGAGTTCTGTGATTTGATGCTTACAGAGGCTTCTCATTGTGTTGCAAATACTGGAGAAATTAACATGCCAGAAGCACTTGATGCTGTTACTGATTTAAGAGTTGTTCTTTATGGTGCAATTAATGCTTTTGGATTAACTAATCTTGCAGAGCCAGCTTTTAATGAAGTAATGAAAAGCAATTACTCTAAAATGTGTAAAACAGAAGAGGAGGCCAAGATTTCTAAGCAAAAGTATGCTGACGCAGGAAGAGATGTAAATTATCAAGAAGCACCTACAGGTTTTGTAATGAAAGAAGTAGGTACTGATAAGATTCTTAAATCTTACCTTTATCAACCAGCAAATCTCACCAAATTCTTCTAATATTTATATGACAAAAATTAGCGCAAAAATAGTTGCAGACTCTATTTCAAGAAAAGGTCATCGCATAACAACAATGGAGTTGGTTTTTCCAAGATTTATTTTGGCAGAATTAAATACTCACCGGTTATTTTCTAAAAATTCAGCATCAAGCAGGGCTATTCCTTTTGAAAAAATGCTTAAATCAGTAAAAGAAGACCCATTCATTCCTATTGCTTGGCAAAAGGACCACAAAGGCATGCAAGGAACTGAGTATTTTACTGATAAAAAAGATATTTCTTGGTTGACAATGAATCATCTTAAAGCAAGAGATCAGGCAGTAGAGAGAGCTATTGACGCAAATGAAAAAGGCCTTACTAAACAAATATGTAATAGGTATTTAGAGCCATTTATGTGGCATAAAGTACTTCTTACTGCAACTGAGTTTGAGAATTTCTTTAATTTAAGATGTCCTCAATATGAGTATTTTCTAATTGACAGAATTTACAAAGCTAAATCAAGAAAAGATTTAATAAGACAATTTTCTGACAGTGCTATTGTGTCAAAACAATTTGAATCATATAGTGAATTAGGTTGGCTTTCTATAAATAAAGGCCAAGCTGAGGTTCATATGATGAGACTTGCTGAGTGCATGTATGATGCAATGGTAGAAAGTTCTCCAAAAATTCTTGAACCCGGTGAATGGCATATTCCATATTTTAACATTGATGCCATGGAAGAAGCTGAAATAGTTTTACTTGGCTTTGCTTCTGGTGATTACTTCAGCAAGACTAATATAAAGCTTAATCTTCAAACAGCACAACTAATGGTATCATCTGCAAGGTGTGCAAGACTTAGTTATGAAACTCTTGGTGATGATGCAAAAATTGATTTCACAAAAGACTTATCTCTTCATGATAATCTTTTAAAATCAAAACACATGAGTCCTTTTGAGCACTGTGCAAAAGCAATGGATGACAAAGAGTACGAGACAAATGTAAAAGGTTTACTTTTTGATCACTCAAGTACAATGGAAGGATATCAGCCAGAAGGTAATTCTCTTGGATGGTGCAAGAATTTCCGTGGATTTATTCAGTATCGTGAACAATTAGAAAACAAATAACATGGCTGAAGATAATTTTGACCCAGTAAATAAGCCAAAGCATTATGCTGGCAATTCTATTGAACCCATAAATGCCATTGAATCATGGAAGCTTGGGTTTAATCTTGGAAATACTGTAAAGTATATTTCCCGTGCAGGTAAAAAAGACCCTGCAAAAACTGTTGAAGACCTTGAAAAAGCTGCTTGGTATTTAAACAGAGAGATTAATAATCTCAAAGGGGTTACAGAAAAATCTTCTTAATACCTTGAAAATACTAGATGTAAATTTAGTAATGTTTGAAGATGATTCAAGTGGAGAATATGGCCTATGCCCTAAAGGAACTGAAGATAAAAACTTCAATGCATTCTGGAATGGCATAGGCATTTTTCATGATGTCTTTGAGCATTGGTTTGAAGAAAAACATAAATATTTTAAAGGTGATTATGCTTTTAATATTTGTGGAGAAATGTGTGCTATGGGTGCTGCGTTCTATTATTATGAAATATTGGGAGAATACAGGAGCGGAAGAAGCATTTATAGTTTTTATGATGCTATAATGAATGAAAATAAATATAGTATTCAAGAGGCTATTAAAGACGGTAATTGTTTTTTTGGAGATGAACTTAAATGTTGTATTCCATATCAAAAACCAACAACACACTTAGATGACTATATTAATAATCTCGTAAAAGAAATCAAGGACTTTAAGATTTCAAGTGAGTATCCTGAGTATTCTTTAAACTATAAAAAATCTGCAACATTTCAGAATATTTCAAATCCTTATAGGTATGGCTATAAAATGGCAGAAAAGCTTATTTCTTCATCTTGGAGAAACACAAACACTCTAGTAAGTTTTATTAATTTCTTTAATGATTTCTGCAAGAATAACTCTGCAGAAGAGTTTTCATGGGGATACTCTGGAATTAATGTAAAGGTTTTTAAAGAAAAAGGAGAAGTTAGAATTAAAGCCTATGCAATATCACATGAAGGGAAAAGAGAATTATTGTTTAATAGCAATTATTGATTTATGGCAAAAAGAAAAATAAAATTAACACCAGAATCCGAGAGGGCAGAGGAAAACCAAATTTATCACATGGTCATGCTTGCTGCTGCAACAAGAGAAAGTATGATGATGATAAAAGCTGGTCATTTTGCTGATTCAAAAATCAGAAATCATTATATTCGCGCCAAAGAATCACTTAATGAAGTATGCGACTATTTTATTAATAAGATTCCAGAAGAATCAAAAGAGTTTTTTGATGATGCAGTAGAGACTGTTTATGAGTCTTTAATGAAACAGATAAAAGCGTCTAATACAGAAAAAAAACCTAAACAATCTAATTCAGAATAAAATGTCTAAGGCATCTTTAAAAAAGTCAATCTCAGAAAATAAAAGAAATTTCAAGGAAGAAATTTACACTGCAGGAAAAAGAATCTCAGTTGTTCTTGATGCTAGTAGTGTAAATCAGAGACACGAAAAAGCAATTCAAAAACACCCTTCAAAACAAAAATAGTATGTGTCATGTTACTTTGGTCTGGCTTGTATGTGTTTGTATTATAATTACGTATATTTATAGGCTTAATAACAAAAACAAAAATAACCTTCTATAACGTATTAGTATCATGGACTTTATAACACAGGAAAATATTAAGAAGATTGTTCCCTTAGCAAGCAGTAAAACTCTTGCTATCATAACTCCATTCATGAATGTTTACTGTGAAAAATTTGATATAAATAACAAATTAAGGTTTGCCGCTTTCATTGCTCAAGTAGCACATGAAAGCGGTTCTTTTTTTTATACAAAAGAAATTGCCTCTGGAGAAGCTTATGATACAGGCCAAAAAGCAATTGATCTGGGTAATACCCCAGAAAAAGATGGTGATGGACAGAAGTTTAAAGGAAGAGGATATATACAGATTACCGGTAAATTTAACTATACTAAATTATCAAAAGCTTTTGGTATAGATTTCGTTAAAACCCCTGAATTATTAGAGCAACTTGAATATACTGTAGCATCTGCATGTTGGTTTTTCTACGTAAAAGGTCTTAATATTCTCGCGGATAAGCAAGAATATAAAAAAATTACAAAAACTATCAATGGAGGCTATACACATTATAATGAAAGGCTTGCTTTTTATGACAGGGCAAAACAAGTTCTTAATATTAATATTTAACGCCATGACAATTAAGCAAATTGCTTCAGAATATATTACTCCATTGTTTGTGGCAGTGATGACTTCAATTTCATTTAAAATTGAGGGTTTGTTAATTAAGATATTGAGCCCTTTGGACTTTGCTCTTGAAGAAGTGATTCATATTTGCTCTTCAATCTCTGCAGTATTAGGAGTTACATATCTTTTTCTGAAGATATTTTTCTTATTTAGAAATAAAGGAGAAGTTAATAAAAATGAGAAGAATTAGAATGCTCATAGAAAGAGCAAAAAAAAGAACCCCAGTGTTCTTTAAGAATGTAAGAAAGGCTGGATTATACCTTTCTGGATTTTCATTAAGTATTATTGCTGTTCCTGGAATAGAGTTATATCCAGAATTTGTATCTTTGTTTCAACACTTAGCAACAATAGGTGCAACAATGGCTGCAATTGCAACATTTGCAGTACAGAATGAAAGTGAAATTCAAGATCCACCTATAAATAATTAATATGAAATGTTATCCTATTTTATGGTTGGTATTTATGTCATTATACCTCTTCTCGTGCTCTGCATCAAGAAGATTTTTAACACTAGTAAAAAACCATCCAGAACTAGTGGACACATCCCTGGTAAGAGATACTTTATTTCTAAAAGGAAAAGACAGTGTATCAATTGTGAAGCAGTTTGAAAGATTTGACAGTTTATTCACACTGTATAAAGATACTTGCGTAAATAGCAAGCCTGTGAGGATTAGTAATCCTGTACTAAAAAAACAGATTACCAATTTGATCAGAGCAGAATGCGGATTAAGTGAGGGTGTCTATTTATCTAATAATACAAAGGTGGAAATACTTAAAGCCAAAGATGGACATTATTATTTAGTAGCAGAACATAAAGAAGTGGTGTACAAACCCAATATAATCCATAAAGTCGGAGGAATACAGTGGGTATTCAAGTACTGGTATTTATTCGTAATTGCCGCTATGCTTGGATATATTCTCCCCAAGATACTATTTGAGATTATAAAATCGTTTATATAAAAAATCCCCTAGCCTTAATTGGTTAGGGGATTTTTTTTTATTAGCACTTACTAGTATTCTTTATCATCCGAGACCCATTCCTGTAGCCTTTTAAAGATTTCTCTCCATAAACATAATCAGGAATAGGATTAGTACTTACTGCTTGATAATTCTCTAGGTACTTAGGTTGCTTAAAACTTTTAATACCATCAGCAGCTGTAGCCTGAATGCCACTTGGCGCAGGCTCTCCAGCAATATTATTACCGCCATTATATAGGCTTTTTGGTTGCTTTTTACCAACACCTTTTCCTCCAGCATAAGTACTAAATGCAGAACTAGCAGATTCAATTGCAGATTGGGTTAACTGGTTTTGATAGTTAATTTTGTTTTGCTCAATTTGCTGTTGGACTTCAATATTCCCCTGGTTGGTTATTTCTTGCCTTTTAATTGGCTTACCAATTTCTTGCTGTAAAAAATCATTTTGATCATATATTCCTTGGGAACCAACAGCATAAGATTTAATTCCTTTTGCTGCAGTCTTAATCTGTGGTTGCTTCTTAATGCCAGCGCCAGAAGTTTTAGTAGTACTTCCAGTCTCTGAAATATTTGGTGGATATAATCTAAATCCTCTCATAGTAGTCGCGTTTAAATCTGCCTCTGTCATTTTACCATTAGTAGGAGCAACAGAATTTACATAATCAGGCTGTGTGGCTGAATCTAATGCATTCTTTTTGGCTACCTGCCTAATTACATCACCAGAAGAAGTTGGTGCATTGTAGGGCCCAATTTTGTCCCTAATTGGACCTCTACTTTGCTTGTAATTACCAATAGCCAAATCATTTCCCATATAAATTTCTTTATTTGCATAGACCTGATTAGGCTGTATGTTAGGATTTGGAATACTAGGATTTGGCTTTTTCATTTTGTCCATTTTTCAATTGGTGTTACAATGCCAGAAGGATTCTTTAAAAACTTCCTAGCACCATTAAATGTGTGATCACTATAGCAATAACCTGTTTCATTATTGAAATATAGATTATTGCCATAGTCATCTTTCACATAAGTTTTATTTCCCTCTACTGCAATTACAGTAGCTTCTTCTTCAATTTGTATCCCCATATACTCAGAGATATAAATGATTTTAGTCTGTGAACCCAACGGCATAAAACTTACCTCCCTCTGCTTCTATATCAGAAATACCATCCTCCTGCCAAATAAGTTTATGACCAGACCATTTAACAGCTGAAAAAGAGTTCAATCTTGCGGCAACAATTGAGTTTACATGAACATCAATTGGTACATTTAGTTGACTAAGAATATTTTTATATGTAGGGAAAAGATGCTTATTAACAATATAAGCATGGCAACTACACATTTGAACGATCCTATCCCAATATCTAGTTTCAGGTTTTGCACAATTACCAAATGTTGTATAACCCAAGAATGCAAAATCAAACTTAAACGTCATGTCACTAAGGTAATTATCAATCACTATATCAAATAATGGATTAATAACAACATCATCCTCAAGGATAAGAATATTTTCATATCCTTTTTCCATTGAGTCTTCAAGAATTTTAATAGTAGTAAGAGTAAGGGCATACGCGCCCTTATTCCATCTATTTTGCCCTGTCTGTGGTGGCAATTGAACATCAAGCTCCATTCCATCAATGGCTGGGAATACTTCATATTCAGAAAACACCCCTTCAAGTTTTTCTACAAATCCTTTTATCCAGATCTTTTCTCCATTGTCATCAAGAATAAACTCTCCATTTTTGTCAACTTTGAAATAACCATCTTTTCTGTCGGTTCTTCTCTCCAAATGGATGAGATAAATGTGTCCTATTTCCATGATCTTTTTAACTTTTATGCTACCAATAATTTAACTGGACTTGATGTTTGTACGCCACTTGCTATTGCTTGTTTAATACCGCAGAAGTAATAATTAGTAAGTACTACACTGTCTTGAACAAGCATTCCAAATTGAACACCTTTTACTGTAACAACAGCTGCTGTTAAATCAACAATTGAAGATACAAGTGTATTTGGATTTATCATTTTGTTTGCATTTGCAATACTAAATTGACTAATACTTGTTGGCGCAGTTACCTTAAGTGTTAGTGAACTAGTTCCTTCAATTTCAGCATCACTAAGAGACATATTTCCATTTATCTCAACTATAACACACTTGTCTATGAATAATTTATCATAGTTTGTTGTTGCAGAAAGACCACTAAAACTAATAGCCCTTGAGTTTAATATTGATAAATAGTACACTGTGACCTTTGTAAACAAACTCATTGTGATAGCATTTATGTTTGACAGGTTTGCGTACCACAATGTCATATTCCCAAGAGTAATTCCATGTATATTTATCAAGTTTGAATAGAATAAATCTACATTTGTAAATGTAGCATATTTAACATTCTGTATTAAAGCAGAAGTGTTAAACAAGCCATTTGTAAATGTAGAATTCAATACAGACTCAAACTGTAAGAATCCACCATCAGGAGAAATTCTATCAAGAGTTAACGTATCACAGTTTGTAAAATTACAAATCCAGTAATTGCCAGGCCCAACAGGAATAGAAAGAATATCCTGAATATTATATGTCTGTCTTAATTGAACCACAAGATATGTATTATATAATACTACACCTGCGGTATATGAGAAGTTGGTAATCTCTGTAGTGTTAAATATAGAGTTTATTAGTGTTAAACCAGGATCTGCAATATTCTTTAAGTTTATTGTTTTTATAATGCTATTCTTTCCAGATGTAAATATCTTAACATCGGAAGACCCATTAACAATATCTCCATCCCTAAGAGATGTAATACCCTCAACAAGTGTTGTTGGTGCATTAAGATAAATAAATTCACATCTTTCACCAATTACGCCCCCATTAGAGTAACTATCATTTATTGATCTATTATTGTTTCCAATAGAGTACTTGAATGAATTACTAACAGCAATATAGGTATTACCACTACCAATTGTTCCATCAAAACTGCTCAAAAGAATATTAGCATTATCTGACCCAACTTCAACTCTCTCTCCTGGTTGATTTGAATTAAAAGATATACCAGTATTACTATCGCCAATTTTAACAATACCATTGGATCCCACAACTTGAATTTCACTACAGTCTGGACCAATACCAATGGGACCTCTAAGATTTGACATCATAATATTTCTGCAGTTCTTACCAATAACAATTGGACTACCAATTATATTGCCATCAAGAGTGATGTTTCTACAGTAAGAACCAATAGTAGCATTTTGAGCTCCAACAAATGTCATGTCATAAGAGAATCCATCAATAGTAATATTTGTTGGTTGACTCCCATTTGACCCCAAATAGAAAACAATATCTGGGTAAAATTCCCAAGTAACAGCTTCCACATAAGCTGCAGCAAAATCTTTGATCTCTACATTGTATGCAAATGACTGAGAAACAGATGTTGGAATTGCAATAGGAAATGTCTTAGTAAAGATAAAGTCTAATGGATCAACCTCTATAATCTTTTGAGAGCCATTATATCCAAATGGAACAAACAAAGAGTTACTTGTTGATAAATATTTACTCCCACTTGCTACAACTGTAATGTCTTTTAAGAACGCAGAAGAATCAAGAAGATTTGTTGTTAATGCAGTGAAAGCTTCGGTAACAATATAATATCTGAAGTTAACCTCTACTATAGCACCTGTGAAGTATGGCCCAGGAGCAAGTGGAACTGCGCCAAAGAACTTGTAATTTCCTCCAGCATTTATCTTAAGTGCATATCTAATGTAGACAACAGATCTGTAGTCATAAGGAGCTATAGTCCTTTGTATAGTATCCTCTCTGTAGTAAATCCTACCAGCCCTTGAAACAGTGGTTGGGTTTAGGAAATATTGAATATTACTGCCATTTATAACATTGTTTTTACCATTAACAAAGGTACTTGGAATGAACTCTTCAGCATTCTGATTGATAACAGTACTGTCAGTATCTCTCCAGTGAATAATATCCTCTGGGTATTGTAAGCTTCTTACAGTTGTGAAGCTTAATTTATCCACATCTATAGCTTGAACAATAAATTCTTCAGAAACAACAGTGCATCCAGGAAATGACTGAACTAATGGGTTGGTATTAAGATATGATGTTCCTGGAACCTTATGAATACAGGTGTAAAGAAACTTATACCAATACCCAGGCTTAAGTGAAGCTGCGGTTTTTGTAGTTTCTAGTGATCCAAATCCACCATCAAGATCCGCAGTTAAATCTATAATAAGATTTACATTTGGAATATTCTGAGGCAACACTGTAATTTGATAATCTATAAAGTGAGATCCAGGAGTTGTTACTGAAGCTACAGTCGCAATATTGCCAACAGTTGAAGAAGCAGATACGGTAACTGTATCCACAGGAGGTCTCATCATTACAAACCCTGGGCTTGCAAGTGAGTCATACATTAATAAATATGTACCACCACCCTTTATCATTCCATTATCAACAAATTGATAATTTTGCCCATCATTTGCCTTTAATTCCAGTGGCTTTGCTCCAAACCCTAAATCAAGTGTTGAGGCTGCTAATGCGTCCACTGGAAATTTAACATAGAAATACATTAATGACTTATTGGTAGGTAAGTCTGCAACTAATAAAGAGAAAGACTGGCCCCCATCAGTTGTTGTTACTTCGCCAACATTAATAGTCTCCCTAGTAATGTCAAATACCTGATTAAATGTGGTCTTTGTGGCCTTAACATTTACATCAGACAAGTCAACTTTTGGGAGAATAGAATCTAGCTTCGCATTCTTTGAAGGAAGCTGTGTAAATTTTTTAAGTGCCATCTTATTTTTCTAATATATATCGTGAACATTCATCTCCATCTTCAAGAATGTAATCATCTCCATCCTCATCAATATACCAATTTCCATTTAATTGCGCAGTTCTTATGAGTTCATCAATTAAATAATCAACATCACTTGAACTACCAAATTTACAAAGAAACATTTCTCTTGCGCATTTAATATCAGCATCATCTTTAAGAATAGGCACTGGAGTTCCTGAAACAATTTCACACTCCATTGCTTGTAAATCTGAAGACTTAACAACCAGAAGTCTAATGAACTCTTGAATAGCAAACAACTCTTCATACACACAAAAAGAATCCTTGCCAATAGAGTCAAACTTCTTGCCCTTCATGGTAAGTGCTACCATTCTTCCGCTATCATAAAACACCTCCATGAGATCATTATAAACATCTTCATCCAGAGTGTTTATATACTCTGAATTATCTATAATTACGGGATATTTAGTTATACTTGCCATAATTATTTACTGCACCCGCAGTCTTTAGGTGGACAACTATCTGAACTACACCCACACATTGTTGTTAGCATTCCAAACAGGTCATTAATATAAACTAGTTCAGATACTTCTGGAGTAATATATGTAAATACACTCTGAGACTCAACTATTACTTTAATAAAGTATGACAGGTTTGTGTATAGAGCCCTGAACTTTAGTTGTTGTCTAAGAAGATAACTGTCATACACCCCGCATGATTCACCTGTTTTACACAGTAAATCTACAATGAATTTCTTTTCACATTGCTCTATGTTGCACAAGGCAGGAACATAATATCCTTCTTCAGGAGCATCTCCTTGAAAGATAATCTGATAAAGACCATCAGGAAGTACTGTTACTGCTGAATATCCTGGAACTATTGGATACCACACAACAGGGTCTGGGAACAAGAAACTCCCATCTGTTTGTACCTTACCAATTTGGTAATATATTGTAACAAGCTCATTATTTACAATGGATAGCTTATTACAATATGTTAATGATATAGTTGCGTTTACTGGCATGATTTTTATCTTTTACCTGTGTAAGAATTGGCTTCATAGTCAAATAGTTTATCAAACCATCTGACCTGCCCCCATATTGGAGCAACATCAATAACTTCTTTTGCTGCCTTGTTTTGACCTTTATATTTACCAGACTTAACAGTAATTTCATCATCACTAATTGCAGCTTCACCAAGAGCATGTATTGCTTCGCCATACTCTTTGATAGTCCTAGAAGAAGCAAACGGATTTGTCGCAAGATTGTATAATTCTACTGGATTTACAAGTGAAGTTACTTCTTGTCTTGCTCTACCCATATAATATTTTGCAAAGTTTATTGCTGCATATTTCTTTTTGTCATCATCATCTTTAGCGCCTTTCATTAAAACACCAGCAAGTCCAATCAAAGTGCTTAATGCTGCATATATTATAATGTCTGTTGCAGATTTTATTACATTACCTTTCTCCATTTCAGACATGGTATCCCAGCTCATTGCTTCTACTTGTTTCCCCATAGCTTGTTGTGCTTTTTGAAACAAGTATCTACCAAATGTTCTATACCTACCCTCCATATCCTCTCTTAATCTTACATCATAATACTTTCTCTTGAATCTCTCTTCAACAGTGGCGCCAAGCCATCTCTTATATTGCAAAAGCATTTTACCAATCCAATATCTCTGAATCCATGCAGAATCTTCAATATTATATCTACCATGTATTAATTGAATAACACCTTTGGTTCTTTGTTTCCATAGTTCAAGTTCAAGCTTGCTAATATCATATTTCATTTTACCATCCTCTATGGTAATCTTAGACCTAAGAGTTGGAAGGTCATTAAAGTCCTCTTTTGTTCCATCAGAATATTTCTTCTTATAGTCATTATAAGAAAGAACACTGCCATATTCATCAACCTTATGAGACTCAAGCATTGCAATAATAACTTGAGATTGATTTGCATATTCAACAGTATTATCCAATAAGAATAATGAATCTGTTTTTAAAAGATCACTAAATCTTTTAGAGCTTACTCCTTTAAATCTACCATCTAAACCATTAGGCTCAAATATTGCAAGACTATCTAAAAGAATCTTCAAATCACATCTCTCGCTACCAGTGGATAATAAATCAAATATGTTCGCAGTATATTCAGCTTTTGCTTTAGCCAAATCACTTCTACCATAAAACAGAGCCCCACAAGCTTCGGTAAGATTATTTATATTACCCATGATTGAGTTATTAATTGCTGCCTTAGCATTTAATCCTAACCCGGTAATAGATGAAATTTTTACTACTGTTTCTGCAACAGTACCTGCACCTGGGGAATCATCATATAGAGCTGCTCCATAAAATATTCCATACAAGTATTCGTCAAACCTCTTGGCAACCCTACTATCTTCTGCTGACTTATACTTCTCCTCTCCTTCAGTTGTTATAAGACCTTCATTCTTGAGAAGTGTTTTGCCATATACCTTTTTGTTGTGTATCTGGTTTTGCATTACCATCATTGCAGATTCAATCTTGGCTTTTGCTTCAAAGTTATTTGCCATCATCATAAACTTGATGAAAGAGTCGCCAAAAGATGAGTAGTCAATTTCTGAGTAATCAATCTTATTATTTAGCTCGCCAATAACTTTTGTAATCTTTTCTATTTCTTCAGGGTTTGTTTCTATTCTTAATCTTTCTTTTAAAGCATCAAGCTTTTCTAGTTTATTCTTAGACGGCTTAGACAAGAACATTAATGGAAGACCAGGATTAAGTTTCCCATTAATCATCATCTGCTTTTTAGAGATATTACTAACATAGTCCTCAATCATATTCTTAGTTCCATTCACCATAAAAGCGGCTTTGTCTTCAGAACTAAAAAATGCAGAAGAAACATCCTTCTTCATTAATGGCATCATATCTTTATCATAGATGCTTGATGGCAATTTGCTTAGATATTTCTCATGAAGCTCTTGATACTTATTGTAAAGTTCTAGCTTCTGTGGATCACTATGTAATTTAGCAAACTTTTTGTTCTGCCATTTATCTTGGTTTGGAACAGTGTATTTGCTTTTAACAGAGAAGTTCTCATAGATATATGCCTGTGACCCATCTTCTCTGTGAATTATTGGATATGTAACTCCGGCAAATCTTCCATTATTATCCACTTTGGATTTAATTCTACCATTGAAATATTCATCCATAATATTGTTTACTTCTGACTCAGAAAATCCTGGTCTAATCTGAAGACTTCCAGTATTAGGGTCATAATAGAAAACAGTATCTCTAAAAGAATCAAGGGGAATATCAATGTAGGCTCCTCCAATATTCATGGATACATTTATACTTTCATCTATGTGTGTATTTTCCCTGAGAAATTTAAAATATTCCTCTTGATCAGCTTTTAGTTGCTTGTTAAATACTTTGGCTTCTGGAGTATCAGCAATAATAAACTGCTTATTATCTCCATTATTATCCTTAAGCTTATCACTTAATTCATTCTTCTTGTCATAGAAAGCTCTATCAATGTGACTAACAAGAAATGGCAATTGTTTTCCATTTTCATCCTCATCAGCAAGTATAGACATAGGGTCAATTCCTTTGTCAGAAAACACATTCATAAGAGCTCTAAAACTTTCAATATCTGCAGAAAGTTCCTCACCATCCTCATGTAAGGCTTGGGTATTGATTCTATCAGTTATGCCCATAATGAAGTCAGGAGAAGAGGCCATAGAGCCCAATCCATACTCAAGAAAACTCAAGTCTGCACCACTACCAAGTTCCTTATCAATATTAAAGTTTGCGCGCTCTTCTGCAGTCATGTGGTTATGAATAAACTGCTTCATTGCTGTTGGTGCATTACTTCTAAGTATTCTGCTAACTGTTCCAATTTTATCTTGAACAGAAAGCAAGGCTCTTATAAATTCTGTTTTACCAGCAAACTCAATTTTATTAAACACATCTGGATCTATAGTCATGAGTGGATCAAAAGTTCTCATGATAATATCAACTTCTCTTAAATAGTCAAGTTGATCCTTAAGATTCATTGTTTTATAATTATTCTCAAATGTATCTACAATATCCTTAAAGTGAGAGTTGCCATAGTACACAGAAGAAACAGCTCCCTTGACAGCCTCAGCTGACATTAGCGCACTCTTTAGATGTTGCAAGGATTGAACACCACCACCCATAATTGCGCTTCTCTCTTTGGCTCTATAGCTAGCAATTACTGTAGTAAGAGATTGATTAATTGTATTTACAATTATTTGAATTTTAGTTTTTTCAGCTTCAGGAATTGTTAGTGATTCAACTCCAATAATATTTACTTTATTATCAAGCCCACCAATAATGGTCCCAATTTGCTTAATTGTCATTACCGGCAACTCAGATACTACAATGCTCTTTTCTGTGTTGCCATAAAGACTTTTCATATAGCCATAAGGTGTTGTGATTAAGTCAATCACAGCGCTTACCATGTCCCAAAAATCTCTACACAATCTTCTAAAGCGCGTATTTACATCACCAGTATTTACAATCTGCCCAACTTCATTTACCTCCTTGGTATCCAAGAATGCATCTTGGGATTCCTCACCAAGAGCCTGTACAAGCGCTTCTGTCCATCCATTAATATTCAACACCTCACCATTTACATAGCTAGGATAGTTTCTTTTTACCCTATCAACAATGTTAGACATATGAATACTGTGGTTTTCTGATTGAGGATTTGAAAGTGTTTTAATTTCTTCAATCAAACTATTAAACAGTGCAGGGTTATTTGTAGCCATTAGATCTACAAATGGGTGAATATACTCATGAAACAGAGTATCAAGAGTTGCTACAGTTGGGTTAATATAAACTTTCCCAATAGCTCCTTCAGAATAACTTATCATCCCAGGTAAAGGATTTCCCATTTCATCAGTAAGATTTGGGTTAATTTCATAGTCTATGCCAAACCTCTCTTTTAAAGATTCCATAATAGCAATCACATGATTTTCTGGAACACCGCCAGGAATGTCATATCCAAGGATTTGATAGTGCACAGTGCTTCCTTTATATTCTTCTTGCACCTGCTTAATCTGTGCATCCACCTCTTTTGGCTCAAGAATCTTTTCTGTAATAACTGCAGTTACATCTTCAACTTCATATATGATTCTTTTGTTTTCCTGAGAGTCTGGATATTTAAACCAATCCTTAATATCCTCTTCATAAATATCCTCCATTGAAGAGTCATTAATTTTGTCACCACTCTCGCTTAAACCAGCCTTACCAACAAACTCTTTAAGAATAGCATTGGCACTTGTAGGCCTGCCTACGGATGCTCTCCATAATAAATACTCTCTTAAATTCATTGGCACAGGTACTTTTCTTGTACCGCTTTTTGTGACAATCTCTTTCTCAAGAGGGGACTTAAATCTTGCTGTAAAATTGGTCCCAACACCATTACCCATGATCCCATTACTAATATGCTGTACAAGGTCAGAGCCATAATGACTCTTTTTTGGGTCTCTAAGTGTAAGTGTTTTTTGACCATTCTTAATTTTAATAATAGATTGAATGTTTAGTGGAATACCTTTTGTTGCAAAGAATGTAGTTTTGCCATCAATAGAATTACTGTTTCTACTCTTGGTTACAATACCTTGGGCAGAAGCAGTTGCTACATTATCACCTGGAAGTATTTTTAATATTGATGACTCAATACTATCTTCAATTAGGTTGTTAGTATTTACAATGCTATCAATATATGAGTCTATACTGAAGAGGGTATTCTTCAGTATAGGATCATTTATTTTTTTCTGGAGATCCTCAATGGCTACATTATCAGGAACTCCCTCATACTTATCAAGAATCTTTTGATAAATATCTGGTGAGTTTAAACCATTTGCTTCTGCAAAACGGAATAAATCATCTTTGACTATACATTTCATTAGCAGCCTATTTGGGAGGTTAAATCTTTATATTCTTTTGATGATGGATTATCAAGTAAAACATCTTTATGTTTCATCATATCGGTAAATCCAACTTCGCCATACTCACTTTCAATATACTCATCTAATTGATCTTGGGTTAATAAATCTTGACCTCTTTCTGATCTTGCACTATTTACCCCTTCCAGCATTCTTGATGAGTAGTATTCAATATTTCTTTCCTCATCAAAAACACTTTCCCTAGCATCTGTAATAATATCATTAAGAATATCCTCTGAAATGCCAGATCCTTCATTGACAATAACCTCTATCTTACTTTTAATCATTGACAAGTAGTCATTAATTTTTGATATATTTTCATCAAGAGAGTGAAAGAATTTAGGTCTTAACTCACTAATATCAGACATGATTACGCCAAGCTTGCTATAGCCAGAAATTAATGTTCCATTATTAAGCATTTTCATTAACTTCATGTCAACAGCACTTATGGTATTAAATGAAGCTCTTCTTAGAGCTGCACTAGATGCTGCTTTTCTGTTTGATGCTCTTGCAGTAAAATCCTTACTAACACCAGTAACAAATTCACCAGCACCTATCTCCATGTTATTATTGAACACATTGTTTATGACAATAAATTCATCACTAACATTTGATATAGAGTTTATGTCAAATATACCTCTATCAGCATTAGTAACAACATCAGATGAGTATAATTCTGTGTTATGAGAAAATACAATAGCACTACTTCCTTTTGCGCCAACCTTAGGTTTACTTATGAAGAATGCCTCTTGCTTAACACCATCTCCAACACCAAGAACAACAATAATATTGTCATTAGCCAAATATGCTATATCATCAACATCCCTACTTCCTGCAATACTTGCAAAGCTATCAGTTTTCACAATATCAGAAGACTGTTTTTCAATCTTAGCTTTATGAATTTTTGATAATGACTTCTCATAGTTTGGAACTACAGGATTTACTTTTGCAGGATCTCCATCAGTCAATTTATAAAGAACAGCCTCATCATTAAGCTTTGCATACACATACTTGTATGAGAACTTTTTCTTAGGATCATCAGACAAGTTGAATTTATCTATAGCTTCTGGCTTAACCTCTTTGAATAACCATCTTGACCTTTTAAATACCATGTGAGCAAAGTCATCAATGTTTAATTCTTCATTGAAGTTTTTTAGTTTGCCAGAGAAATTCTCAGGGTCATTAATATTTAAAACAGCATCATCAATATCCTTAAACAACTTTACAACATCTGGAGAAGCAAGCTCCTGTGCTGGCATAAAGCTAGATACTTTTGTTGGGCCAAAAGAAAACCCTTCATAGTATGCCTGAGAGAATACAAGCGCCTTTAATTTATCTGGAAGATTTACAAAATCATTTGACACTTCAAACTTATCTGTTGAAAGAAGCCTGCTAGAATCTATTGTGAATAACTCTCCAGTTTTATTTGCCTTAAGCTTGCCTAGGAATTTGTTTCCAATTACAGGGTTGTATTGAGCCTTGATAGTAGCAATAGCTCCATCTATTGAAAAGCCAGTATACCCAAATAACATTGAAGCAACCTCAACCTCTTTGTTTAGCATGTTGGCAAGATACTGATCAACAGAAAGTCTTTTTATTGCATGGTCAGATAATTCTGATACATTACTTGCAACTCTGTTTCTGTGATTTCTATTTTTAACCTCAGAGCCTAATGAAGAAACAAAATCTACATCAAATAGCCCAAGATTTTTAGCACCCTCAGATACAAAGTATTCAGCAACAATATCTGATACTCTTTCTTTAGCAGCAATCTCATCAATCCCTGGTAAATATGTAAATAAACTATCACCAATATGCTCAAACAGAGCAGAAGATCTTAAGATTGTTTTTGACATCATGTCAAATAAATCAGAAGAGAAAGTCTTAACAGCAGAAATCAATGAGGTATCTTTTGTGAGATATTCTTTAGCTCCAAATTCATTTGGAATTTTGGCAATCATTCTGTCAAAGTTGATTATTTTATTCTGATCAAAACCCTTCAAAGGAACTGTATATGCCTGTTGAATAGAAGTTAAATTTCCGCCAAGTTTTTCAAGCTTTTTAAAGTTATCAAGAATGTGTAATTGGTTCTTTGCGAAATTAGAATCTACATTATTTACAAGTAAGCCAGCTTTTTGCTTATTATATCTCTCATTAAACTCTTCTGGAGAAAGAGTGTATGTAGGGACATCTAAAGGAGAACCATAAGAAGATAAGTTATTTCTTCCGTTGTTATTCCCAATATAAGCATACACCGCCTCTGCGCTAAGTGGCTTACTTAGGAATTTATCTTTGGCTTCTTTTATTTGATCAGCAATCATTGCTTTTTGCTCCATAGGCATATATGACCTGTAAAGTTTATACAGATTTTCTACACCATTTTCACCTTTTACCAACAACTTACCAAGTTGTGTGTCTGCGGCAAATGCTATAAAGTCAAGGTCAGCTTCATAAGTTTTGAACTCAGAATCATCAAGTGAATCAAGAGAGAATATGATTGGGTTATTATTCATTAACCCGGTAATCATTCTCCCAATACCAAGTAAATATCCACCAAAAGAAGCAGACAATGTTCTCTTGGTGTAATTCATACTAAAGCTTGTTGCATTCTTGCTATCATCAAGGATGGCTGCAGCAGCTGCAGAGCCAGCATTGAGTCTAGTTTCTCCTAATTCATTACCATAGAATACTATATTGCCATTACTATCAGCATCCATTTTAAGGTCATAAATAGTCTTTCCATTTGTAGGGATTCTTTTCCCAGGGGCATATTCAATATTAGCCACCTGTGAAGGAGTTAAACTATTACTGTAAGACAATGCAATTGATAATCCTGTAACCTGAGCAATAGCCACATCAATGAGTGGCTTACCTGTTCTCTGAGCTTTCTGTTGTTGGTAAGTATCTGTTACAGTATTATTTAAACCAGACAATAATCTAGTTCCCATAAACCTTGCAATCTGTTTACCAATAGAAGTAAGGCCATCAACATCCGCAGGTTTAATGGCGGCTTCCATTTGAGGATTAGTGCCATCTTTTGTTATGGAATTAAATGAAGAAAGTCTTAAGTCAAGTTGCTTATTCTTAAGCCCTCTTGATGATATTACCTTATTCTTCATTGCTTTCCATTCTGCAAATGTTGCTGGGTACTTTCTTTCATCACCCAGACCAGTAACTTGCATAATAGTTCTTTTGGCTGTTGGGTTATTCATTAAACTGAAAGATCCAGTTTTAAGCACTTCTGAGTTGTAATATTCTTTTGCGTTTTTAATACCAGCATTCTCAAGCATTTCAATAGCATAATCTATAAATAGACTTGCATCATTAATCCCACTGTGCCCCCTATCATACTGAACTTTATTAAACAGAATACCCTCTGGAGTATACTCTTTATCATAGTCAGTCATGTTCACATATAGCGCATCAATATCAAAATCCATCCCTGAATAAAGAACAAACTCACTTGGCACAATTATTTGAGAGCCCATATATGGTGGTAACAAAGCAACAACTCTCATTGGAATAACAGAGTGTGCAGATTCTGTAGGAATCCTCACTCCAAGTGCGCGCATTATATCTTCTGGAATTTCATCACCAATTTTAAGACCGTAGAAATCTGCATCCTTAACCGGGACAATTACTTCAGAATATGGTTTTTCTCCAGTGTGTATTTTTAAAGGTCTTGGTTTATTAGTTTTTTCATCTATCACTTCAAAGCCATAAGCAGATACGCAATAGAATTTATCACCAAATACACTTTGCTTGAGCACCTTATTGTTTATGATAGAAATAATAGAATCTCTAAGTGATCTTGAGACTATGTTCATTGATTTTGGAACATATTCATCACCAACTTTATCAAATAACTGAGCAATTACATCCTTACCAGTAGAGAGGTTTGCTTGTTTAATTTTTGCATAAAGCTTTCTTATGTTTAATTTGTCCTCCTTATTCTTAGACTTAAGAAGAATGTCAGAAAACACCTTATCAAAACTAATCTCCCTAATAGCAACTTGCGCTGCAAGAATCTCTGCTTTTGTATGTTTTGCAGACTTGCCATCAATCATATCAGTGTCTGAAATTGCAGCCATAATAAGAGACTGGAGCTGTGTTCCATCAACTACATGGTCATGTCCAGATGGTGTTTCTTGCTGCTTACCATGCTTATCATTACTAAGAACAAATACTCCACCAGGTTTACTCATCTTGTGCTTCTCGCAAGATTCATGAAACATGTGTGTAGCACCCATTCTTTGCATTTGATTTAACCTCTCATGTAATTTTCTTGTATCAAGAATTGCACCCATGAACTCCTTAGGAGCACTATAATACCAGTGTCCATTTGCTGAATCCTTAACATAATCTCTTCCATTAAAATTAAACTCTCTCTGAAGGTTGCCTGATTTTGCATACATAGCCTCAAGGGAATCTTTAATAATACCAGCTGTTTCTTTTACTGAAGTAATCTGTCTAAGAAGCAAGGTTGTTGACTCTTTAAGATATGTATCTCCATCATAGTAAATATCTTTGATACTATTCAGGTGTACATTTGTATTCTTAAGAATATACTCCCAGTCAGGCTTGGAGAGCTCTTCATTATCCATAGCAATTTTATCAATGAGTTTTTCATCTTTCTCATTTCTAATCTTGTTATCTGAAATCATCCAGTTTCTAAGTCTATTAATATCCTGATATGCTTGACCATCAGTAATGGCCACTTCAGAATATCCTTCAGCACTCATTTTATCTTGGAATGCTTTAAACGCGGCAACAGCTTTTTTATCCTCTGGATTTGGCCCTGTAAATTCCATATTCCCAGAAACATCCTTAAAGGTTTCTGCTCCTTTTACATAAGAAAAAGTATCTGAAATCTTAAGAGCAGTAAAAGACATTTGCTCAGACTCAGACATTTTTATCTTCTTACCAAAAGAATATTTATACTGACCATACATGTCCATACCAGAATATGAGGCTGCAGCACCAGCCATCCTTTTAGACTTGTTAATTTTAGCAGCAGCTGAGTTATCCTCAGCACTTCTTTTGGTATTGTATTCATTCCACTGTCTATCATCACCCATAGTAATATGATCTAATGATTGATTGGCAATCATAGACTCTAAGAAGAATGATAAATAATCCTTAATAGCCTCCTTGTGGTTTCCTTTCTTATCAAAAGAAGTCATTTCATTAAGAGATGTTACTTCTGTTGGAAGGTATCTGGGAATAGGATTATTCTCTCCAGCGCTAGGTTTTGTTTGGTTATTAATCCTCACAATACCTTCATCCTGAAGCATAACAAAGAAATCACTGAAAGCCTTCCTTAGATTAGTATTTATAACACCTCTAATATTACTTTCATACATCTTATGAGCCTTGTCCTTGTCTTTTATAAAGTCCTCTTTAAATGGCTCTAGGTATTTTATAATGTTTTGAAGTTCATTTCTGTAAGTATAAAACTCTTCCTTGTTATCCTTATTCTCTATTGCCTGGTCAATATTTGCCATGAACATTTGATAGTAAATATCAATTGTTGTGTTGGACACTTTATAATCAAAGTCAGAATCTTCACTTGAAGTGTCTTCAAATAAAGTACTACTAGCAGTACCAAAATCATCCAGAGTAATATATGGAGACTCAACACCATACACATATTGAGTATTCTTTCTTTCAATTACATAAGGCATGAAGAATCTTTTAGTCCCTCCCGCATGGAAGAACATATTAATCTGCGCTTCAAGAATATCTGCAGGTGACATTTCTTTAAATGCCAAATCATTGCCATCCTCTTTCTCTGAACCTCTAAATACATGCAAACTAACTCTGTCCTTATCAATAGATCCAGTTACATCTTCATTTTTATTCCCTTGTTTTAACAAGTCTACATCTCTCAAATATGGAGCATAGGCAATAGTTGCTTTTGTATCTGTTAAATCAGAAATGTCATTGGCATTGTTAATGGCTTTTGCTCTTGAAACTATGTGATTATTTCTTACATAGTTCCAAATAGACTTACCGGCAAATCTATCAATAGACACTAATGGTGCCGCAGTATTATATCTTGCTGTAATTTTAACAAGGTCTTCAAATGGTTTTTTAATTCCAGGAAGAATAGTAATTTGAGAAACAACTTTTTTACCGGTAATGCTTTCTGGATCTTCGGCATATTTAGATGTAATACTTGTTATGTATCTTTCTAGTGCATCAATAATATTGTTCTTTTCATCAAGAACTTCATTATTGGTATAGCTTGCCGCAAGAAAAGATATTAATCCTGGATCTATAGTTATCCCTATATTCCTAATATTATTTGATAGTGTTTTTCTGTTGTTATTAAATGATTCAGAAGCCTTTGGGGAGCCACTTCTCATTAATGGAAGTATTTTCCCAATATTACCAACAGAGTCTATTAATTTTTGCACAGAAAGTCCACCATTAATTTTCTGTTGAATATCTATAGTTGCAGATGTAAGGGCCCTAGAACCTAAACCTGTAGTGCTTACAGATGTTTTTGCACCCTCCTTAACAAATGAACTATCTACATAGTAGTAGTTTGTTGCCTTTCTAAGTAAGTGTGCAAAGTTTGTTGGTTCTCCATTTACCTTTCTAATTTTATCCTTGATTGATGTCCATTCAGGATAACTAACCATAGCATCAAGTTTGCTAAGATACTCTTCAAATGTGCTAGAGTCAGATAGTGTAGACATTGCCTGAGCATACATGGCATCTCCATTATTAAACCTTGCAAACAGGATATTATTGTTTATAAGTTTTTTGGCATTATCAGAAATGTCAAGAGAATTTAATCCGCTTTTCATGACAGAATCCTCTATTGGCATATTTGAGAATAATCGCTTAACAGCAATAGTCTCTGGTGTTATAGAGAACTCACCTGCAGATGCATCAAAGTCATTGAGTGTAGCTTTTTCTGCCTCATTAATTTCATCTATAGGATTAATATCAACACTTGTAATATCAAATATTGAGCTTTTCTCTTTGATCATTAAATCAATGATTCCATTTACAGAAGATGTATCAATATTCTCAATTGTACTAGCCCTTGATGTTAAATCATTAAACACATTTATATCAAATGCTGCAGTATCTGGTAGGCTGTTTCTTTTTTGTTTAGCACTCTCAAACACCTCTTCATGTGCATCAAGAAACTCAACAAGAGATTCTCTGATTGCATCTCTATTTTCTGGTTTAAAAAAACTAGAGGCGGTCTTCGATGTTAATCCTTTTGTATATTGAAAATATGATGCAAAGCCTTTAATAATATCATCAGACTCAGATACTGGTATTTGAGAACCATCATCCTTATTGATTACTTTAAATAGAAGCGCGTTACTATTACTACTTATAATTGAAGACTTTGCAAATTGGCCTGTATCTATTTTATAGAACAAGTTTTTAATCTGAGACCCACTCACCTTTGCAAAACCCAACCATTCAATTATACCGTCCCAAAGTTGTTTCCACCAAGGTTTTGCATCATTAGTCATTTTATATTCAGCAAACTGATCTGCCATATATTCTTCAAGATATAAATCCTTAAGTCTTTCAAAACTTAAATTCTTTCTTGATTCATGTTGACTCCTAAATTCAGATAAATCTACTTGTTTAATTGGGCCAATTTCATCCTCAGCTATGGCTAGGAAGTGAGATCTCTCTGCTTGTGGTATAAGAGCATTAAGAACTGCATGGAATGCCTCATGGTACACTACAGAACCTCCTGCTTCATTACTAAGTAGAATCATATTATCAATGTACTGACCAAGAACCCCCTTTTGACTATATGCTCTTTGTGTAAAGCCATCAAAGTCCTTCATAGTGATCCCAGCAGGAAGATTTCTTGAAACCCATCTTCTAGCTTTGGATAGATTTTTTTTATCCCTAAGCTTATTTGAGCCAGTATCAACTTTCATCATACTAGAGAGAAGATCCTCAAGGTCTTCCTCGGCAGCAGATTGTTCTGGTGATTTTTCTTTATCAACCTCTCCAGTTGCAATAGCGCTATCAACAGGTTGATTAAAGTCAGATTTAACTTTAATCTTACCCCTAAGCTTGCCGGCAATTGGACTATTAATGTCCACAGGTGACATTACCTTTGAAACTGCATTGGCAATCATGTCCCTACTTGGATTTTGACTTGCTTCTACATTAAGGAAGACGGCATTTCTGAGCATACCATTCTTGTTCAGATAAGAAAGAATAGTATCTCCAGATACAACATCCCCTCCCTCTGCCTCAAGTCCAGTAACCTTCTTAGATGTTGGGTCACCCACAGTAGCATCAAGAAAGTACTCTGCCTGAATCCATTTCTGACCGTCAATAGTACTTGAGTAGTATTGGATATTACTTGTCTCTTGCTCTCCTTCACCTTCAAGGAATGTCCTGTTTTTATCAAGAGAATATGGTATAACAACAAGTTTTGCTGTGGCATTATCAGAGTCTTTTTCTTGGGCAACATTTATACCAAGATGCACACCTTCAAGATTAGGAAATATCTCATCAATCTGGGTCTTAACTTTTCCATAGGCCTCTTTAATCATTTCATTAATATATTCTTTCTTAATGAAAGGGTTGAAGAATGTTTTGTTAAGTTGCTCTTGAATTTGATCAGTAGCTTGAGTTACGTCATTTTCTAATTGCTTAATAAGCTTGTTTCCGCTTTCTTGAGAAACAAAGAAGTCTGGATTCTCAGCAGCCATTTCATTGACTGCACTAAGAATAGCTACATCATATCTAAATCCTTTTGAGTTTTTATTTACAAACTGAGATACCATTTGTCCAACAAATGCCGCATTCTTTAATTGCTCAAGAATATCACCATTCATATTTTCAGTAGTCAATCCTTTCACATAGATTGATTCTACAATAGCTCTTAATCTATTTATCTGTGAGTGACCAGTTACTCCAGCTACAAGTTTTGACAATTCTTTTACAGTTGAAATGTCAAGCTGTGTACTCTGTACTGGGATATTATATGTTTTTCCATTACTACCAATAAGAGGCGCTATAGGATTAACAAAGATTACATTACCATCATTCTGCACAATAGTCCCTGCAGTTACAGTAGGCACTCCACCAACAAAGAATTTACCTGGAAGTTCTGCCAATGTTTTAGTTTGGTTTCCAAGAGATTCATTTGCATAGTTGTATTTAAAATTCCTAGCAACTGAAAGATCCATGGCATCAGCCAAAGCAATAGCATTGGTATCTTTAAAAAGTACCAGCAGGCTATCCATTTCAGGACTTGTGATAGATTGTCCTTTATCTGGAGAGGTATAGTATTTTGTTCTGTTAAAAGATAAAGTATGTTTTTTGTCATCTTTCACATATACAAGAGCAACCATTGGATCAGCTTTATCAAAGTATAAATCCTTAGAAACTCCAGTATTTCCATCTCTATATACCGGCAATGATATTTTACTAACCTCTTTCTTCTGTCCATCAATTTTCTCAAAGAAAAAGTCTCCAGCTCCTGCAGATTTCTTGCCGGTTAAGAGCATATTTTCATACTCAGCTATGGCAAGTTTAATCTCATCCTGGTCAGGTTTTGGATTATCTACAGTGCCTGGATGAGCATCAAAAGTTTCTATAACAAACTGAACTGCTTTTATTGCCTGCTCATCAATAACTTCAGGAGATTCAATATTTTTTAGGCCTCTTAGTGCTTCATTAATTTCTTGAACATATCTATCTTTCACATCTTGTGTGATCAGTTGTGAAGGAGAGATTGGGTATGATCCAGAAATTACCGCGGGAACATACTGTCCATCTTTCCAAACTAATCCTTTTTCACTGATGATTACCTTCTTGGAAATCTTATTTCTCAAGCGCACAAGTCTTTCTCTTGCATTTTTAACTTCTACATAGGTAGCATTTTCTGCTTTCTCAACGGCCCCAAGTACAGAGTTTCTATTATTCTTGTTTTGTTCAGCATAGATATATAAATCCATAGGAGTAACACCTATGCCATCTGAAGGCTTTGGATTAGCAAGCCTCTGCTGTCTATCACCAAGAGTACTTAGCATTGCCTCAGCAGCTACTGTGCTTTCTGGGGATATTTGCGTTTTCCAGTAGTTATTCCCGTCAACAAGATTTGCCTTCTCAATAACCTTTTGCAATAGAATAGATCCAGTCATTGAATTATCACCAGCACTTTCCTTGTATGCTTTTGCTATGTCATCAATTACTGCAGATAATATTCCTTTAGTCTCAAAGTTAACACCAAAAGAATTTGTTCTGTCTTTATTAAGATTGAAGAATGTCTCAAATGCTGCAGCAAGTCTTGGAGTTTTAACTTCAGAAGGCGCTTCAGATAAACTATAGTCTTCCAATATTTCATCAACAGTTTTTGGCTGTTTGGCAATATCTTTTTTAATAGACTTAACCTGCGCTGCATCTTTCTTTTCCTGTGCTGCCTTTTGCTTATTCCAGACAAGAGCATTCATTGATTTCTGATACTCAACTCTCTGGTTGTTTATTTCTTTGGTAAGCTTGTCATGAATATAAAGATTGGCTGTATAGGTAGCAACTTCCTCTGCCTTTTCTTTTTGTTTTCCAGGACCAAAGTGCTTATCAACAGCCTTAATAACATTGGCCATGAAAGACTTCTTACTTAGTTCATCTTGCTCTAAAGCAATCTTAACATTGTCTCTAAAGGTCTCTTTATTTGGATTATTTTCTACTCTTTTTTTGAAAGCAGCAAGTGGGCTTCCCTCCTCAGAGTCTTCAATATCCTTTCTTGAGAATGTATTTCTATCCTTGATTGCAAGAAAGTCCTCATTAAACTTGTCTTGAAATTCAGCAAGAGTGGTATCAATACCAATAGTACTTAAGTCCAGGCTTGATGGATTTGAATGAAGTTCTTTCATTCTCATGGTAGAAAGAAACTCCAAGTTTGTTGCAATCATTCCAGCTTCTCTTTGTTGTTGTGGAGAAGCACCGGCAATATTATTCTTAATAGAGTTGTATATTTTTTCAGCTTTGTCAATTTTGGCTGACATGGCTTTTAGTTTTTTGTCCTTATTATCATTGGTCACTTCTTCTCCAATAACTTTAGAGATCTCCTCATTAGAAGATTTAGAGATGGCCTCCAATTCTAGTTTTAAGTTTTCAAGATTGCCACTATCAATTGCTGCAAATACAGTTTCTGATAACTGAGCATTGCTTGCACTTCTAATACTAATCTCTAGTTCTTTTTTAAGCTTTTCTGATTCATAAGCATATTTGACTGTGTCCTCTATACTAAGTTCTTTTAGTGATCCAAGAGTGTGTTCAGAGTTTGGTATCTTAACAGAAGATTGTTCTTCAGAAACTTGACCAAGGTTGTTTAATGCAGAAAGAACAACTCTTCCATTATTCTTTTGCTCTTCAAGCTCTGCATACTTTAAGTTCTTGTCAAGCTGTATTTTCTCATTTGGTTTTAACTGAGAAGACAACTTAGCATAGAGTTCTTTGTTTTCAAGTTCAATCTTTTGTTGTTTATCATAATTCTTAGCACCGGCATAGATCCCCATTGGGGCTCCAGAAAGTCCACCAGATAATGCAGCAAGTTGCGCTTCTCTATCTCCAACACCCTCAACAAGTGTAGAGAATGATTTAAGTATTTTGTTAGAGGTTCCAGAAGTAAACTCATTATCTACAGCAATCTTTTGGATTCTATTCTGAGCATACTCTTCTCCTCCTTCTTGAATAAATTGATTAAGTCCTTCCTTCCACCACTTACTAACATTCTCAACTCCATCACCAAAGGTATTAAACATCTTTGCAGATTGAGTCATATCAGAATACCCAAGCATCATATTCAAACTAAATGATGTTACTTGAGCACTATTTTTTGCTTGTTCAGTCATCCTAGACTTTTCTTCAGTAGACAGGTCCTTTCTATCTTTTAAAGATTCTGCCATTCTAGCACTAGCTTCTTTACCAGCTTGTGAAGCTTCTATTGAAGATTCATAAGCTCTACCCATAGCTGCCCCGGTAAGAGAGGTTGCTCCTTTAAAAGTATTATTGATTACAGCCTTTTTTACATTCTCCCTAATTAATGGATCAGCAATACCAGACTTTAAAAACTCATCAAATTCTTTTGTAGAACCGGTAACAGCACTCTTAAGAAGTCCTTGTCTTGCGGCACTACCAAGTTTGCCAACAGTAAGGGCAGAGGCCATTCCTCCAGCAGTATAACCAGCACTTCCAATTACATCAGAGAAAAACTTAGCACTAGCAACATCATCAAACAATGTTGAATTACCTGGATCAGAATACACTGGATTATCCTTATTGAAGTTTTCAGAAAACTCAGCAAGATACTTGTTTATTGGGTTATTTATAAACTCATCAATATTCTCTTCACTCAAAGGATTCATGGTGGCATCACCAGATGTCATAGCATTATGAACACCAGCAACAACGCCTGCAGTATTACCAATAAAAGAAGACACAGCATTAATACCAAAGTTCTCAGCACCAATCAAAAGAGCTTCACCAGTAGACTGTTCATCAAACAGTCTTTGCTGGCGCATATCATCTGTTTCATGTGCATTAAGTTTATTTTGATCTGGGTCAATTTCAAGAGAAACACTTGTACCTTCATCTAAAGTAGGCCTATATGAAGCATCTGCTTGTTTTGCTGCTTCCATTCTCTCTTTACTTTCTTGCTCTTTAGTTTTACCACTCATGATCTTGTGTTTTTTCTTTTAATTTATTTTACAGCATCCTGAAGATCCATGTAGTTTCTTAGAGCTTCATTTTTTGTTAATAGTAGTTTTGGTTTGCCATTCTCCATAACCCTAGTACCATCATCATTAAGAAGATACATGTTACTACCCGAAATAGACACATTTCTCATTAATATTTTCCCTCCTATGTTAACAGGATATAATACTCTTTGCCCATTTGCTGAGTTAGAAAATAAAGATAATGTATTTATGGCATTCAATGCTTGTTGAGCTCCGCGTCCACTAATATCTGTTGGGTCTGTTTGTATTTTTAAATCAACAGCAACGCCTTCTTTGCCTTCAATTATTTTACCATCATCACCAACAACATCAGTAATGATTGTAACATAGTCTGGCTTTGAAGATTCAATAACAGTTATTCTACCATCCTCAAAGCTTAAACTTTCTCCAGGGACTACTTGTAATTCTTGTCCATCAGCTCCTCTGGTTTTATATAACCTTTGATTAAGAAGAGATTTTTTAATTGCAGGTAACAACTTGCTTGTAGCTTTACCATATAAAGATGCTGGAACTTGATTTGCCTTATTAGCAACATAAGGCACTGCTTCTTGAAGAAGTTGATCATTTGACTTATTGACCTTTTGTTTTTTGTATGCTTCTTTTAGCTCAAACATCCTGTCATTAACAGCATCCTTTTGTTCAATAGGTAATATTTTATAAGCATCAGCAGGAATCATATCTGCACCACTTGACAAGTGCTTTTCAAGAAATTCATCTGCAAGATTACCCATACTTGCAGAATCATTTATAAGTCCTAATGGATTTCCAATACTAGTCGCTATTAGATTTGAGAAAGAGCCTTTTCCATTTTGTCTAATAGGATTGTATCTTTCAAGAATTTTAGATTTAAGTATTGATAGGTTTTCTGAACTAAGCTTAAGCGCTGTTATCCTTGGGTCGGTATCAACCTTTGCCGCAATATCAGAAGCTGAAAGTGATTTTCCATTTTCATAATATCCACCAATAGTTCTAAGATTCCCTCCTTCTGCAATGGTAAACCCTTGAGTTTTTTGTGACTCAGGAATATAGGGCATGTCTCCAGGAATGAAAGAAGTAAGAGCAGAGTTGGGATCATCTGAACCACTATCTTTTCCAGTTGCTGGAGGTTTTGGAAAATCAATAAGTGTTCTCTTTGCTTCTTGACTTTGCTGAAATTCACTACCAACAGAATTGGTTATGCCCATGACATTTTTCTTTGTCTTTTTATACATAACTTCTTCTCTTGATAACGTAGGCTTAACCTTACCTTCCTTTCTTATATTTTCCCAATATGCTTCTTTATCAAAATATCTTTTGCCGTTACTATTTGTTTTATAGAAGTCATTCTTATTTATGTAAGAACCACCATCTTTATCAATAAAAGATCCATCAGGCGCTCTTTGATAAACATCTTCTACAGGCAAATCTTTTATGTCATCATGGGTAAGCGGAGCATGCATTGCCATAATTCCTTCTGGGCTTTTTGACATCTCCCACATATTACCTTCATGCTGTGCTTGTGCTTGGTCATCAAGATACTGTTTAACCTGTGGATCAACTTTGGCAAACTCTTTGAGATATGCTTTAGTTTTATCAGGACCAAGACCTTCCCAGTTTCTTTCTGTCATTATTGCTTTTGACAAGGCTCCAAGAGTATTGTAATCAATGCTTTTGTCATAAGAATTTCCTTTTATGTCATTGAAATTCTTTGCTGCATTGAACAATATCTCTCTAACCTTAATGTCATCTCTTGATGGAGGTGCAATATTTTCAGAGGTAAACGCGTTAGGGTTTTTTAAAAGCTCTATTGTATTATTATTAATACCCATGAAGTTACCGGCAACCTCTCCCTTATGTTCAGCAAGAGACTTGTCAAGGCTTTTAACATAGGCATTCTGATTGTCAATCTCTTTTGAGACTGCTCTTATCTCTGGAGCATAACCATTAAGTTCTGCCACAAGATGATCAATATTAGCACTTGGATTTTTACCAAGTTCCTCTCCAATCCTTGCTCTTACATCCTCAATCTTTGCTCTGGCTTCTCTGATCTTTTCATTTACAGGAGTATCATTGTATTCCTTCTTGACAGCCTTTTCACCCACATTCATAATGTTATAAACATTATTCAGTTTCTTACCAAGAAGTTCTTCATTCTTTTTTATTTCAGCAATTTCAGCAGCCCTCTCAGCATACTTCTTTTTATATAATTCACCAATAGCTTCAAGTGGTCTTTTATCAAGATCTTTTGCTAGTGTTAATTCAGCAGGTGTACTATTTAGATAAACTCCCATGACCTATTTCTTTTTATAACCAAATCTAACAGACTTATTACCACCTTTTTCTTTTGGTGCTAAACTTTGATTTAACCCTTTAACATCATAACCCTCCTTGACGGCATCCAAATATTCCTTATTAAAGTTTTGCTGAGCAACTCTCTCCTTGCTTCTTGCTCCAAGCTCTCCAATCTGAGACATGGCCTTTGTGATTTGCTCTTGTTTTTGTGATCTAACCTGATACTTCTCTCTTTGATTAAGAAAGTCTTGTTCATAATTAAATGCTGCATCTTGATTTCTTAATGCATTGTTTGCATTTTGAATTTCAGAGTATCTTTGGTTATCATTGGCAATAGTACCAGCTCTTTGCATTCTTGCAGTTTCATTTGCAGCAATAGCATTAGCTCTAGCATTGGAAGCATTACCGCCACTCATCTCAACTGCATTATGCTTATTTGCCGCATAAGTATCTGCAGTAACCGCATCCTCTAACGGCTTAGTGGAAATAAACTTGTTCATTCTTGAATATAGTTTACCTCTCTCATTTGGCATTACAGGCTTTTGTGTTAGGTTATGCAAGATAGGAACTACTTCCGCACCTGCACCAACTAAATCTTTTATTTTTTGATTATCAAATTTATAACCAGGTTTATTTGACTTTCCGCCTTTTTGAGTACCATGATAAACTGCTTTTCCTCTTTTTTCATCACTCCATTCAGAAACTTTATCTGCATCAAAATCCATTTTAGCAGAAGCTCTTTCATCATTGGTTCTCATATCATCTATTTCATCTTTGGTTTTACCTTGAGAGTTATCATAGATAATATCTTCATTTGCACTTACATTAAATTCACTCTTCTTTACTGAATTACCAGAAGCGCTTGGAATACTTGTTGGTGAGGATATCTTCCCACCTTTAAACCTGGACTCCATCGCATCAATACTGTTTATTGATTTTGAAGTTTTTTCTTCTCTAAAATCATTAGCACCTTTTGGTTTGTATAGATACTTTCCTTCTGGAGTTTTTACATAAGTGTGTCCGTGTTTATCTACAGTAGATCTATACCCTTTCTTGTCAAGAACAAATTTATCAGTTCCTTTTTTCATTTTCTCTCCAGAGTCTCCAGGGATTTTCTTTCTTTCTCTTTCAAGCGTCTCCTGATCTCCCTCTGCAATTGCAGTGATAATTTTCTTATACTTCTGTGGCTTACCTTGGGTATTGAAAACCACATCTCCCTCTTTGGCAATAGATTTAGTTCCTCCTGCATAATGTGGCGCTACACCAATAGCCTTAACTTGTCTCATGGTTTCATCAGTGTGGATTTCCCCAATACCGTTCTTACCTTCTATCTCAATAACACCAAATGACTTTGGTTTAATTGATGAAGAACCATTTTTACATTTATACCCTTTCATTCCAGTTTTTGCAATCACTGGACCACTACTAGTATTCTGTCTACCCCAGGTTGCAATTTGTTTCTCTTCTCTATTTTTCTTAGCCATAGCATAATTATCATCTACCTTTTGGTACATGAAGTTTTGCAGCTGACCTTGCATTTTCATTTGTTGGTCATATTCATCTTTTGCTTTATCTGCAGAAGACTTTCCAAACATTTTCTGAGTAAGCTTATCACCACCAAGCATTTGATAACCCATGCTCATCCCTCCGCCACCAACAAGACCCATTGCTCCAGTAAAAGTATCATTAGCATTACCGCTTGATAAATTCTTAATGTGCTCTATGGGAGAAAATGCTGTACCAACTTTCCCAGAAAATGACTTTCTGTTTGCGTAACCTCTTTCATCCGTTGCTCCAGGAATTTTTCTACCAACAGAGTCCATTGCATTTGCTCCATGAATAACAGCACCAAGCCAAGGAACAACTGCACCAACACCAGTACCAACTGCACTAACGCCTGTTTTAACATTAGTGGTGTTGTCTTGGTTTTTATTAGTAAGTTCAAAATTTCTTTTGGCAGCCTGATTATTTACATCAGACTTGTTAGGGTCAATTACATAAGAATTGTCATAACCCTGAGTACCCCATTCCATCTTCTTGATTTTTGGGTCTTTTTTGTATATGGATTTATCAATTTTCATTATCTTATGTTTAATCTTAGTGAAGCCAATACTGCATCAATACTTATCTTAGTTGAGCTCAAGTTAGAAAATTCAAACCTAACTATAAAGTACGTATCTTTTAATCTAGGAGCAAAGAGCATATCAGGTTTAATATTATTGACATTAATACCATTAGGATTTGAATACTCAGAATCCTGTACTAAGCTTCTTGGGCAAGATAATTGATACTGTCTATTGTAATATCCTACAGCTACAGAACCAGGTGTTATTGATGTTGCTGGTGTAGGTTTAAAGTTAAACGCATTAGAGTATTCTAAAGATCTCAATCCAGAGTTACAAAACCTAGAGGAGATCTTTAAAAAGTCACCAACAGCTCTTATTGGCAACAATAACTCAGCTCCTAAGTTATTTACAATTCTAGTTTCTCCAGATACTACCAAGTTATCAAGAACCTTATTCCTAATTGCTGGCTCATTAACTGATAGTTCTAAGATAGATGGATATGGTGACTGTCCATAGAAAGAACCAGGTACTCCACCCCTATGCTTCCATAAGATTCCAGATACACCATTTACATTTGTGTTTACGCAAGTATAGAGCTCTATGCCAGAATTAATAAACATGTTTGGTTTATACCTATGTAAGGCAGCCCATTTACCAGTTACAAAAGAGAATGAGGCTGTGAAATCTTTTGATGTGTCATCATTACTTCTTCTGCAGATAATTAATCTTCTTCCCGCAGCATCATACCCAATACCAATACCATGTCCATTTGGATTTTGGAATTGATCATTTTCTTGATATGACTTATTATTAGGAACAATAAATTCTGAATTATCAGCAAAGAAGTGAAACATCCCATCAATGGAAACTTCTTCAAGCCCTCTTGATAATAAGAAAACCTTCCCTTGAGCCCTGTCAATGAAGTATCTTCCTCTTGGAGTATTAACACCGCTAAAAGAATCTTGAGAGCCACCATAGCCACCGGAGATAGTTAGAAGCTCCTGCTCAGGCATACTGAATAATCCACTTGCGCCTAATGTTGCCTGAACACCATTATTAGCAGAGATTACTGCAGTTGTCTGCATGTTTGTTTTATAAGTTGAACTTATGCATTGCGCATAAATATCATTGTCATAGGCAAACAAATTCCAGATTGGCCCTCTATTTTTAGGAATATCCTTGTAATTATTTTGTCTAAATATTAAATACCTATCAGTACCTTCACCTTCAATTGACTGATCAGAATAAATAATCCTATCAGCAAAGTTAAATACTTGGTCAAAGAACTCAGACTTTGTTAACCAAATATTAAAATTGTTTTCTGCAGAGTACGCGTCATTATAAGTGGAGTCTTGAATACCATATCTCTTAAAAAAGGTATTTCTAAATGTATCAATAAACCTGTCATTGGAAATATAATCAACATAAGGAGTTGCCTTTTGACTACCATTATTACTAGTTAACCTATGTCTTAAGTCACAGTTATACTGGCTTTCAATATAAGTACCAACACCGCCAGCCCATGCTCCAAGAGTTTTTGAAGCCCCATCATCAACATATTTTGGTATTTGATTAACAGCTGTAAACCTAGAAATGAATGTATCTCCTCCAAGAATATATGCATCTGCAATAGTCGGTATTAACTCACAACTAATATACTCAGATGAATACAATGTTGTATAACAGTTTGGATTCTCATTTTCAAGATTCATAACATAACTGTCAGCCCATCCACCATTATACAGTAACAATCTATTGTTAATATCATCAGTTGGATTTTGCCTTAAATTTATACCAAGGTGATTTGTCTGTACAGGCAATGAGATTAAACTAACAGTTCCAATCCCAAACTGAGTACCAAACTGATCCATCAGTGTAGATGGTTGAAGTAAACTATTGGCTGGATTTATCCAGTACTGATCTATAGTTACAGTTTTATCAATCTTTGCAAAAAGATTGTTAACAACCTCTACGCCAGGAGTGTACCAAGTAAACTCTGTATTTGTGCCAAGATTATAATTATCAGTACTGCCCTGGGTGACGTAATTCCAAGAGCCATCAATATTTAGGCCATATCCATAGGAATTAATTACCGGAGTACCAATAGCTCTTTCTGGTCTAATCTTGGAAACCTGCAATGAAGTGCTTTGTCCAAACACTGTTTCTGGTGAAATAAAACCACAAATTTGCTTTGCTCTTAAATTTGCATTTAAAGTACCAGGAGACATTTGATACAGAATAACTCTTCCTTCTATTGTGACTGATGAAAAACCAATCTGTGCATTGTTAAGTGCAATTTCAAACTGGCTTGAATTCTCTGGGTATCCAAATGCAGTGTTACATCTTGTTTGGTTTCCACTAAAGCCTCCCCAATTAAGATCCTGAATATACTTCTGAATAAGACCTTGAGAGACAATGGTTTTATTTGAGTCATTATTTCTCTGTCTTCTAACCAATCTATATCCAGTAATTCTTGCTCTTAATAGAGGGTCTGGAATAAGCAATAATGCATTGGCAACATTAGTAACATTTACACCAATGGCCATAACAACATGATCAGAGCCAGACTGCATTAAGTCATACTTAGGAATAACATGATACCTAACATGGTCATCTTCTAGTCCAGTAAAATATGGAGATCCAGTCTTGTATTGTTGTTGACTAGCGTAGTAAGTCCCAAATGTTCCAGGTGAAGCTGGTGGATATTTCTGTCCATAAATTATTGGAGAAGCAGATACTTTTGGTGCAGCAATATGATAAGCATTGGTTTCTGTTGTTTCATCTATAATAAATACTATGGCAAATGAATATACTTCATCGCGCATATATGACTTATTGGTAACACAAGTACCACCATCCTTGTATCCACCAGTACCATTGTATTCAACAATATTGGTATCAATTGGCTTTTGCCAAGGAGTTAAACTAATTGCATTAGCAATAGCTTCAAAATCAATTGGAAGATCTTCTTTTCTAAGATTAGCAAACAGTAATCTGTTATATAACTGAGCGACTTCTTTTGCATATCTATAATCAGCAAATGGAATAGTAACTTCTGCTAATGATATTTGAGTTGAAGGTTCATTACCGGTAATCTGAATATTCATTTTACCAGCAATAAATCTTGCCCTGTATGGAACATCAAGAAGAAATACACTTGGAGTATTTGAGAAACCAATAAATGTTATCAGTGCAATTTTAAAGCTAACATAAGAAGGATCAAATGCTGCCTCATTAATTGTTAGTTCAAATATCTTATTTGCTTTTACATCATTATAAGCTCCATCAAACACTGGGATATTCCCTGGGCCAGGAAGATAATCATCCACTACAGGATATGGGTTTGTAAATGTAGAATACCCAACAACAGTATCTGAAGCATCTGTGTACCCAATGGCAAATAAATATGAAGAACACGCAATAGCCCCTCCACCATCCTGCATAGATACATCAATCAGTGGAGTTGATACTCCAGAGAGAAGCTTACCTAGGAATCCAGAATAAACACCGGCATTATTTTTTACCCTGATATACCTGATTGGGTTTAAGTTATCAGTAAAGTATAACCCAATGTCTCCATTAAAAAGAATCTTTGCCTCAGCTTTCACACGAAAGTTTATATCAAACCCAAGATTATAAACCACATCTGGAGGAAGTGTTGGGTCAATATTTACGCGAATTAATTTTGAAGTGCCATCAGTTTTATTGCAGATTGTTATATAATCCCTTCCAAGTGGATTAGTCGAAAATACAAACACCAAATTATCAATAGTTGTGGACCCAATAACATTAGCATCAGGGTCTAAAGGAGTAACTCGAGGTATTGTATTGTCTGGTAATGCAAAGGCGCTAGAGTTTCCTTCTTCAGTTTCTAGCATAGCATCATGCTCTCTATTACTGACAGTCATCCCTTCAGCAAGAGTATATGTATTTTCAGGTTGGAAAGAAGGGTCCACATCCTTATTCATACCTCCAGTAAGGATATTAGAATATGATATATTTCCTCCGTCTTTTTGTTTTGTTGCCATTGCAGTTTCTATTAAAGGATACCATTATTTCCAGTCAAGCCAATAGCGCCCAGGCCATTAGTTCTTGAGTTAACACCAATATCTGTAAAGCCATAAGACTCTTGCTGCAATAGAGGTTTAAGTCTAAGCCAGTTATTCTTAATGCTTTCCATTTTATCAAGAGTAGGCATGTTCATTTCTCCTCTTGCTTGAGAACAATACCAATGCCAATCTTCTTGCATATCCCTGTATACTGATGGGGGTATTTGTCCAAGAATATACTTAGAATAATAGAACTTCATTACAACATATTTGAACAAAGCTTCTCTAACAGATGCCATATCAGGAATCATTGGGTATCCATCGCAATCCACAAGAAGACCAAGATAAGAAAGAGAAACAAGGCCAGAAGAAAAATTGAAATTAAACCAGCCACCATTAACAACATATCCTGGTCTAGTATTGGTAAAGCCAGAATTACCAGCAGCAGTAGCAATAGTTTCATTTCCATTTACATTGTTTGGATTGTTTATATTACCAGTCCCACAATTTATGAAAATTGGGGTTCCATCTGCCTGAGTAAATTCACCACATATTTTAGGTACTGGCTGTGTATATGGCTGTTTGAAGAATTTGGCATCCTGCATGTCCATAGTTCCGGTCAAATATGATAATGGTCTACCTCCGGTATTCATTGCTGTAAGCTTAACCAGGTCGCAAGGAATAGGATACTTAAAGCTGTCACAAAGTTCAAACTGAATACCTTTTGCAACATACTGGTTATAACTACCAATGTGTTCAAGTCCCTCAGCAATCCACTCTATAGTGTCCCAGATCCTTTCATCATTGGTCATATTCAGGTCCCTAACAATCTTAGTTATGAGAACTTTTATGGATGTGTATTTATTAACCATGTCATTTCTTGTTTACAAAGTAAGAAGGGAAAGAGTTACCGCCCCTATGAAACTCAATCAATCTTTTATTAGTTTCCCTAGTGTGCAATACTGTATACTTCATTCTCCATGAAGGAATAAGTTTACACTTTAAACTTGCCAATCCTTGGGTATTATCTTTTCTGCACTTTCTGATAGTATACTTAGAAGTAAACCTTTCTACACCAGCAAAGAATATTGTACCAATTCCTCTTAAATGAATTATCTCATAATCTAATAAAAAATCCATAATAACTTCGCCAAGAACTTTAATTACTTCGAGAAACTCCCCCCTCTTCATTTTTAAAGATTTGTTATTCATCTTACAAAGAGAGTAGGACATTTTCATTCTGTCATAATCAAAACCTGCGGGATATATATTCTTTCCGTGTAATCCAAAGACCCCAGAAGAAATCTCTGTAAAATCTTGTAGATCATTAACCTGATCATTAAGAATCCTATCCTTGGCCTCTTTGGTTATTAGTATCATTTTGAATATCAGGATTAGTTGAAGAAATGATTCTAAGTTCTTTTGAAAGTATTTCACTATTAATGATCGGAATCATTGATGCAGCTATTGGGTAAGTCTCATCCCAAGAAAAACATCCACCATCACATGTTCCTGCTCCACTTATAAAGTGTGGATGTTCAAATACTCCTGATACAGAAAGTGTAGTTACTGCTGGATCCATGTTTATTGCTAATACATGGTTGTTTTTAATCCAAACCTTAATCAACTTTCCGGTATACTTATTATAATTCCATCTAACCTGAGTCTCTGGTACTATTTGGTATGAGACAGAGCCATCAGCACTACCAATCTTCATAAGTAAACTCATAAACTTTGAGTCAATAACTGTTGGTAATTTCTGTACACTTTTCATGATTCTTGTTCCAGTATCAAGACCAGGGCAACAATCAGAATAATCCCCACACTCCATATTAATACAAAAATCTTGAACCAGATTTGAATTAATTGCAGAGCCTTTATCAAGTTCTCTCCTAATAAATAATGCCCTATATGTATTAAAAATAAACAAAAGCTGCTCATCTTCAATGTTATAGTCATCGCTTGAGATACCACTAGAATATATGTTTCTAAGGTTATTTACAATTTCTGCGTATGTTGCCATCACCTTTATGTTTAGATAATATACGAATATTAAAATAAAAAAAGCCACACCCAAAGAGTGTGGCTTTAATTTTAATCACCCCAATATTAATTAATTACCAATCCAGCTTACCGCTAAGTTTGTTGTTCCAGAACTTAACAGTGTAGTCAATGCTGTACTACCTGCAGATGGGGCTGCCACTAAAGAAGCAACATAAGCAGTTGACACAATTGGAGCATTGGAGTTGCCTTCAGATAATCCAGAATAATAATGTCTATGAACAACAGTAAAGGTGTCATAACCAACATACATTGATACTGGTGTTAATGCAGGAATTGCTGTCAATGCAGGAATATTCAATTCAATCACAAGTGCTGTTTTCTTAGCAATCACATAAGTATTACCAAGGATTACAATTGCTTGTCCAGCTCTTAAGGCATAAGTACCAGCTTGATCAGCAGTAAGAGTTACTGTTGTTGAACCCAAAGTACCAGTTGCGGTTGGAACACCTGCAAGGATTCTGTCTTGTGCATAATAGAATGTAGTTCCACCATTGTAATCAGCAGGAACCCAGTTTATCTGAAGACCCCTATATCCTTTATAATACTGCTCCATTTCTGAAACTGTAGGATATGCTCCAACACCTTTATCAGCACCAACATATGTTGGGACAATGTTTGTTGGGAAGTTGGTTCCAAGAATAAACTCAAAGGTAATGTCAGACTTGTTAGCTTTGCCAGCAAGCAATAATTCACCAGCAGTTGTACTATTGATTGTTGCTGTAATTTCATTGTAATTGAAATCAGCATTAACCAATGTAACAACTTGTGCTAAGAATTGAGCAAGAGTTAAAGCAACAGTTGTACCACCATTAATTACATAATTGTGTCTGAATACTTCAAAAGATTGTGAATCTTTTCTTTCAATTGCAAAATTGTAATTGACATTTACCAATGGAACAAATCCAGTAAAACTAACAATACCAGTCTGCGTGTTTAATGCAATAAAGTTTTGTTGAGTGTATCTCTGTATTTGTCCTTTTTGAATGTAATTAGACAACCTTCTGATTGGTTGTCCATTCTCAATACAAGACTGAATAAACTGAATTGCATTGGATGTGGTAGCATTGGTGGTAGCAATCCCTGCTGGGAAATCTATAACACCAAGTTGATTTGTTGGAGGTGATGCTAAAGCGGAATAATCAGTTCCAATCTCTACATCAAGCACGCTTTTGCCTACAATAGTACTCATCTCTTTTTTAAATTTGAAGTTTGTGTTATCTGTTAGTTAAATAGAACATACTATTCAACGTCTTTATACTCGTTAAGGATAGTGTTATATCTTCCTGATTCAATATTTTCAAGAATCATTCTAACACAAAGTTTCACTATCTCATTATGAACAAGGTCTGGAAGTTCTATTTGTGAGTTCATATTTGTATATGCATTCACAGGATCTCCTATCAGTGTTGCTAATATTGATTTTGGTCTTCTTATATACGTAATAAGAAACTTATCAGTAACTAAGCCAGGAACTACAAATATAATTATAGTCTTTTGCTCAAACATATAAAGTAGCTTTGTTCCTGTTGGTCTATTAAAAGGATCAGCAAGAGCAGCCGCTATTTCATCATGACTAATTTGTTTTGTTCTTAAAACCTTAGAGAAACAATTTCCCAAATACCCATACCCAATTACATTGGATAATATCCAATAATCAATTGGAAGTGTTGCTTGTAAAACATTGACACCTTGTTGTACACCAAAATTATAATCTGGTGCAGGAATAAAGGTTAAATTATCAGTAGTTGTAACAAGTGTTCTAATATCATCAACTCTTTTTTCAGTAGTTTCAAATGACTTTTGAACATTGTTATTAATACCATACCTTAACTTCACAAACTCTTTAGTAGCCTCATCCATCCAAAAGGCCAAATCCTCTGGCTGAAAGTCAGCCAGAGCGTGAGACCCAGATTTATCTAGTTGGTATCTAGTACTATCAAGAGATTCTGTTAGTGTCATTATTTATTCAGCCTATAAAGCTGTGTTAACAAGTCATCATTTGCACCATTATTCAAATACTCAACAGCAAGTTCTTCATTTCCACCAATACAGGTTTCTTCATAGAAGATTGACTTACCATTTCTTCTTAAGACTCCTTTCAATATTAAAGAGCTGATAAGAATTTTAATTGCTTTGTGAATATCATCATAACGCAAAATAAACTTCTCTGGATCAACAGCAATAAAATCTCTAAGCCTTTTTAATACAATCTCATCAGAGAATGTATCTGGAACTATTCCATACAATTTCAAGAAATCTCTTCTATCAACTGATGACATTTTTTTCAGTGCTGCAAAGCAATCAAGTTCTACCTCCATTTTAAGGTTAGAAATTTTTGCCTCTGCAGTTTCATCTTCAATAAAGAAGAAATGAATTGCTGGGTTTGCTCCTGATTTTGAACTAGCAATCCAAGAATGCACTTGGCAGAACTTGTATTTAACCATATTATCAGGAACTGCAACATCAAGTTTTAATCCTTTATCTGTAAATCTCAATTGATAGCCCAAAAGAAAATCTCTGTAATTGGCTCTAGGATTAAATTTCCTTACCAATAATTCAAATTCTTCCTCTGAGATAAACTCAATTGGATTGTCATATTCGTCTTTTTGTGTAGCCAGAATCAAAGTTCCATTTGGTAATAACTTATTAACCTTACCGCCATTTAGGTTTGACTTAACTGTACCTCCAGTAGTTTCTACTGGCTTAATATTTACAATGTGTTTAATCTTTGTTTTTACCGGTGTATTGGCTATTGCAAGGATTGTATCATCATTTAGTTTTTCAACAGGAGCTTCATCTACAGGAGCAACTGGTTTTTTGTTTGTAAATCCCATATAACTAATTAATTTCTAACTATTTAACAAATAAATAAAATAACAGAGTGTCACTAATGACACTCTGTTAAGTTTAATTTATGCTCTGATCAATTGACCACAAGCTAATGGGTTAGTTACCTTGATACCTTGTTCAGATAAGAAGTGACATTCAAAACCATCAAAAGAAGATGATCTTAATGTTTTACTAACACCAGAATCTTGACCAGGTTCAGGTGAAGTAGAACCTGCAGTGTACCACATTAACATACTTCTGTTTCTACCATCTGCGCCTTTAGTCACCATAGAGATGTTTGGCTCATTTGCATAATCAGAGAAGTCTAAGAATACCATTCTTGAAGACTCTTTAGTATATCCTGTTTGTGGATCAATGGTTGTGAACTTAGTTTTGTCATCAAACATTGGGTTGTAAACCACTGTAAGCTCAGTACCAAGCAAGCCTGTGTATGTTCTCCAGTTTTGGTTTTCAAATTTCAACTTACCATTTGACTTGGTAGTGAAAGTTGTATCCACAATTTGATAGTTTTTGTACTCTTGAAGAATTGCTTTTGAGAATGATTGCATACCAGCAGCACCAGTTACCATGATCAATTTCTTATTCTCAGCATCTCTAGAAGCAATTTGCAAAGTAGTCAAGAAATCATTAAAAAAGTCAGTGGTAAGTGTATTGTAGTTCCAAGTGTTTGCAGAAGCAATTTGGTCTAAAATACCAGCACCAATTCTTACAGGTCTACCATTAGTTCCTTGTAATGGAATCTCACCACTTGACAATTTGTTGAACTTACCATAGAATCTGTAATATTCCATTTGTTGTTCCCACAACATCATTTTCTGATACTCAGAAGCATAAAGCCACATGTAAGATTTCTTACCTGACTCTTTACCCATTTCAAGCACCATAACATCTGTTGCAGCAGAACCAGTCATACCATAAGACATACGCAAAGTAGTCATTTGGTTTTGGAACCACATTGGGTAAGCTTCAAATGATCCACCGCCTTTAGACCCTTCTTCATAAGCTGTGTAGAACATTGCTACCAACTTACCAACAACTGTATCAGCTGCAGGAATAAAAACTGCTGGGTCATTATCAACAATTACACAAGTGTGTAACCATCCAGAACCTAATTGTACAGGCTCTAATTGTACCCTTGCTTGAATACCAGATTCAAATCTGACAATACAACCTTCAAAGAAGTATTTTTCAGCCAAGACAATTTGGAAAGGCACAAAGCCAGCTCCCTTATTACCTGGTGTTGGGTCATCGGATATTTGGATTGGTTTAGTAATGTCACCCATTAAAGGCCACATATACTCGGCATTGCCAAGAGATTTGTAATTCTTTGCAATTCTACCTGTACCAGCAGTAAGGAATGATGTAAAGAATTTATCACCCATTGCGTAAGCAAGAGTATTGTAAATCTCTGGTTTTGTTAGCAGGTTAGTTGCTAATGAGTTGCTATCCGTAAAGCTACCATCAGTGATTTTAACCTTATGCCATTGCAGTTTGTTGATCTTATCAATTGCCATGATTCCTTATTGTTTTTTATATATAAAATTTAAAGTTACTATTCCATAATCCAGTCATTAGCATTAAAGTCTTCAGGAGCTAACCTCTTACTCTTCCCATCTTTATTAAGAGAAGAAGTATGTTTAGATTGAGAATCTGTAAACTTCTCTAAGTTTACTCTTAGATCTTTGGTAGCCTTATCTGTAGACATTGCTAATATCTTTTCCTTACTAATACCTCTATACGCAAACATAAGCATTTTAAGTTCCATTTCTGGATCAGCCTTAAACATTTTCTGATATGCTGTTTCTCCCTTCTTATCAGGAACATAAGCAAACTCAAAAAACTTATCCTTATCTGCCTTGTTCTTAAATGGTAAACCAGCTATCTCATCTTTAGATTGGATGGTGTTGTAGGTATTTTCAAGAGCTTTTTCAGAAGCTTCATAATCACTTTTTAATGCATCAAGCCTTGCTTTTTCATTTGCCGCAGACTCACTCTTTTGCCAAGAGTCTAATTGCTTTACAAACTTTGGAGCTAACTTAGCAAGAGCATTTGATTCTTCCAAATCTTTTACTGTTTCCTCAGCCTCCTCAACTGATTGCCCAGTCTTTGTGTAATACTCTACACCAAGCATTCTTAAGTTGTTTTCATCCTCAAGATCTATAACAGTATAGTCTGTTTCTGAGTTATAGTTTTCTAAGAATTGCTCAGGCCTTCCGCCATTTCTTAAATACTGATCAAAGCTTTCAGAAATATTATTGGCATACTCTGGCTTAGAATTTTCTTCAATAATATTTGTAATGTAATCAGTAAGAGTATCAACATTTGAAAGGTCTGCCCCTTTAAAGGCATCTGCGTCAAAGTCCCATCCAAACTTATCATGAATAACCTCAATAATAGGAAGAACACTAAAGCCATCTGCATTTACCTCTTCTCCAGGTTCATCACCAAAGAATGTTTTCTTTTCTTCATTATCCTCTTCAGGTTTTACCTCAGGCTTTGGCGCATCTGCTTTATCACCAAACTCAGGAGGAGTATCACCACCTTTATCTTTAATAACGGCAATTTCTTTTACAGGTTCTGGTGTAATTGCTTTAGATGCAACTTCTTCCATTTGGAATTGGTTCTCACCCTCGTCAAAGAATCCATCAACTGTTATTGCTTTTGACTTTAGAAACTCTCCGTTTCCAATTTCTTCTTTTGGTAAATCGCTCATCTTATCTTCTATTTAACTATTTAACTTTGTACTTCTCTGGATTATCAAGACTATCAATATACTGTCTATTCATCAACTCTTTTTGAATCCTAGCCATAGTACTATCTCTTTGTGCTTTGCTTTTGTTTTTACTATTATCATCTTCAGGAAGATCCCCAATATCATATGACGCTGCTCTTCCTAGAAAATAAGCACCAGCACCACCAATGATAGCTGAGTTTTTTTTATTGTTCATTATAGTTTTTGCAGCTTTACCAACTAGTTTTCCAGGATACCCAATGACATTTTTACCATGTCTAATTGTAGCTTCTGTACCAACAGCAAGTGGTTTTGTGATTGGATTTTCAACAAGTTTCCTGCCAAAATTCCTAGCTGCATTAAATTCTGGAGACTTTCCTTCTATAGGCCCTGCATCAGAATATATTTTATTTCCTACAGTACCTTGGCCAAAATCTTTTACTTTATTAAATGCCACTTTTGGCGCTGGCAGCTTAGGGGCATAAGGAACCTTATTACCCATCCCTTTCCCTTTTGAAAACATTGCAAATAGGGCAGATTGAACTGCAGGATTTCCTGCTATTTTCTCTGTGGCTTTTAATCCTTTCTCACCAATAATTTTTTCCAAAGCTGGCGCAACAACATTGTCATAAGGGTGATAAATTGGGCTTGCTTCTTTTTCTTTTTCTATTTTCTTATCATACTCTTCTTTGTAGAATTTCTGTGTTTCAGCTTTATGATTAGAAGCATAAGCCTCATCCTCCATTTCCTTTTTAGTTGGAAAAACAATGGCATTTTGCTGCTTTAATTCTCTCTGTGCTTTATTTTTTTCAGTTTGATTAATATAAGCAGCATGCTCAAGACCTTTCTTAACCTGTGGCGCAGAAGGTAACTTTGCATTGTGTGTATTTTTCAAACCAGCAAGAGCCTTTTGCATAACAGCACTCTCAGAGTTCACCTTAGACTTTTGTCTATCAATGGACTCTTGAGCTTCTCTTGCTATCCTAGCCTTAGCTTCTGCTTGTGGATCTTTTACAACCTTCTTTTTAGGATCTGGCATGACTATTATTTCTTAGAGTTATTTTGTCTACCCTGCTTATTTATCTCTGCAACCTTTATATCGTTAGCCATGTTTTCTCTTTCTACTTGCAATTTAGCAAGTTCACTTGAAGATTTCATATCTATCTCTTTACTTTTTAAACCAAGTTCAGCTTTTTTAATAGAAACATCAGAAGCAATCTTAAGTTCAGCAATTCCATTTTTGGCCTCTTCAATGATTCTCTTATCATCAGTGTCTGTTGGTGTTGCTGATGCAAAGCCAAGGGATGTAATTTCTGTTTTTCTGATTTCCATGTCCCTGTCAAGCTGATTCTGCTCTGCCTCAAATGCTCTTTGTTTATCAAGGGCTTGATCCTTGAATTGCTCAATCTGCATTTGGTTTTGATGTTGCTGTTCTTGTTGTTGTAATGCATTTTGCTGAGCCTCTTGAGCTAGTTTAGTTCTTGACAATTCAAGTATTCTGATGGAATCAGAAATACTATCAGTGTTTATAACTCTTAATACGTCTGCCAAACTAGCCTGGTTATTAGCCATAGCATTAGAAGCATATTGTTCAAGTAACTGTTTAGATTTAATATCCTTACCAGAGTTGGTAATGAAAACACCATAGTCAGCATCTATAAGTTCATCCTTATCTAAATCAAGAATAATTTCAGATAAGTCATCTAGTACAATTTTACCCTTCTTACCCTTCTTCCATGCATACTTAGCCTCTTCAAGAAGGTTTGTCATTACCCTTCTCTTACATTCATTGTGGGTGTAGTACAGATATTCAGTAACAGAATTAGATCCATCTACTGCCATCTCAGTTGCCTGAGCTCCATTATACTGAGAAAGCTGTCCTTGTCTTTGTGGAGATATACCAATAATATCTGTAATAAGAGCATCCAATTTGTCTAAGATTCCGATATACTGATTTATGGATGCACTTAATGTTAAGTCAATAGAATTAAATTGATTAAACCTTGAAAGCTGACCAGCACTGGTTCCGCGCTTACCCTCTTCAAAAGAGTTGATAAATGCAATACCCATTGACTTAAGATAGTAAAGCCATTTCTCCATATCAAAACCTTCTGACCTTGGTATTTGGGCAACATCAAAAAGCAAGACTTTACCCGAAGCTTTTGAAACCTCTATCTCAAGCCTATACATGTAAATGCAATACAGATAAATCATTTCCTTAACACGATTTACCACTGAGTACTTCATATTGGAAACACCGGTATATGGCAATCTTGTTTTCTGAGGATTGTCAATAGTTCTGTATTGCTGTATTCTTGGTTTTGCTTCAATGAAAACATCTTGACCAATTCTGGTTACTTCCCATGTTTGGTTTATCCATTCCCAATTAATTTCAATATCATCTGGTTGTTTTTTATAAGTATCATCAACCATTTTTTCAAGCTCCTGCGCAGACTCCTCATCATAGTACTTGACAAAGCCAACCTTTGCAAGAGACTTCCATACAAAGTGAGTAACCTTGATTATTGTGTTTGAGTTAATATTAAAACCATAATCACTATTATTTCTAAAAGAACCAAGAGTTTCATCATAATTGATATTCGCTGTAGTTCCGCCATAACCCATCATTTGATTTAAACTTCCCTTCAAATTCTCAACATACTGAATCTGATTATCGGTAAGAACATCACCAAATTCATCATACACTTTAGATGCAGGGATCCATCTGTATTCCATTGCCCATGAAGAATCTTCTATGTATTTAACCTCAGAAGACTGATCATAGTAAAAGTTAAATGGATTTACGCGCCTTGCCACAGGCTCTCCATTTCTTATTCCAGTAAAATAAATATCATCACCAGTGGTGTATAAATCTTGAAATCCATCATTAAACATATCCTTGAGCTTTAGTTGCTCCATAAGATATTGCATGGATTTATTAGCCACAATCTCTCTTTGGCACTTATAATTAGTATTAACATACTCATTAAACTTGCGTGGATCTTGTGGTGGAGGTGGTTGTTCTCCTGGTTGTGGTGGAGGAGGTGGATTCTTAGCTGCAGCTTCATCCATTTGAGCTTGAATATATTTATCAAACATCTTCAACACCTCTTCGGTTTTTTCCCTTTGAATAGTTGTTAAAGATGTTGCATCAATAGGTGTAGCTCTAAATACAAATGGCCTTTTAATTTCATCACCAAAAAGAGTATGAAGCTTAGAGGAAAGCCTATCATAATATCTCATTTCTGCTTGGGCATTAGGAGTCATCTCTCCATAAGGCTTAAGGACATATTCAATATCTCTATTGTTTAGTTTCCCATTTGTAAGATCCTTCAGGATACTTCTTTGATAATTTATATCATTAAGTGTTCCATAGGTAAGCCCAGCAATCCCCTCCACAGATGTGAGCATCTGTTTTGCAAATTCCTCTAGTGAGCCATACTTACTGATTCTTTCACTTATGGTCAATTTCTGACTTGGAAACCCTGAAGACATATCCTTTTAATTTAACTATTAATTATACCCCAATAGCAATATAAGGGGCAGTTGTGGCTGCAGTTGATGCAGCAGTTGATGCTGGTAATGTTCCTGCACCATTGAATAAAGATGATGTTATTAATGCATTTCCAAGACTTGTATATGCGGCAAAGTTTACCGCCCCAGTAACACCTTTTAATGCAACCCTATAAACAGTCCCGGAAACCAAAGTAAATGCTGGAACAGATACAACATTATAGCCAACCACAATTGATGCTGATAATATTTGCCCTTGTGTGTGAAGCGTTGCTCCAGTGGTGTCATATATTCCAACCATTATTGTATCACCAGCAGCTACACTAGTGGCAAAGAAGTATATCTTTGTTACAGTTAATGATGCAGCAGCTACAATTTTTGTTATTAAAATTATATTTACAGATGTATTACTAGACTGTACTAAAGATACTGGGCAATCTTCAATAACACTTATTGTTGGCGGAATTACAGATCCACCAACACCAGCACCAATAGAACCAAACTTATCAAGTTGTTGAAATAATGCATCACCAGCAGATATGGCTGTTGCAAGGTTTGTTGTTCCTTGTTTTACTATTAAGAAGTATCTTCTTACCGCAAGAGTACTTGTTGGGGAAGCTATAAATGTATCACTTGAAACTCCTACTTTAGCTTCCTGAAAGCTATTGTAAACAGTTTGCCCATATTGCATTATTGCAGACTGATCTGGCAGTACAGAGCACAAATGAGCAACCCATTTATTCCCAACAGGTATTGCCGTAAGCACACCTGCATTATCATAATTTAATGTATCAACACTTGTTGACACTGTAAATGTATCATTTCTTAGTGACCTATAAAAGCTTGGGGCTATCTTAGATGTCAACGGAATAGTATCTGCACTTGCTGTTAATCCATCCCATCCTGCACCATAGGAATAAATAGTTCCTGATGAAATATTTATGGTTAAAAGTGTACCATTTGCAGCAAATATATTACCCTCAACATTAAAATCACCTATGGCAGCTCCAAGATTTCTTGCCCCCATGTTTGCATAGTTAATTTGATTAACTATACTGCCAGATGATGTAACCGATGTGTGATTTGGGTGTGCAATATATCCAATACAAATAAACCCTTCATAATCAGAAGCGGTAAATGTGGTTACTTGTTGAAGTATTCCTCCTGCCGGTGTAATTTTTATAAAAGAATAATCTGCACCAATAAGATTTATTATTGGAATATTTGTAAATGGCCCTGCAGTAACTGGAGTTACCACTCCTGTAATGCGATTTCTTACCGCCCCTGTAAGTGCTGTTAAATTAAATGTACCAGCAATACCAGCAGAAAGTATACCTCCAGATACAATACCAGTAGTAACACCAATCCCACTAAGTGGTGTTGGAGCTGGGCCACTGCCACCATAATAATCTAGCTTCTTTGTGAATGGATTAAATCTATATGGCATGATTACATGAAGTTTAAAAGATAAGAATCAACATATACTAACGCAGCTCTATTGGCCCAATCTGTTGCAAAATTATCTGAATCTTTACCTACATAATAGGTTACAAGTCCAGTTGCTTCATTTACCTTCTGAATATAGTAATGTCCAGATGGGTTAAAGAATCCAAAGTATGATGGATCACCAGCCTGGTCAATACCAGCAGGCATGTATCCAGCAATGTAATTTGATTGTGTGAAAAACTGATCAAGAATGTCATATAAAACTTTCTCAACAGAGCCCACTGCTGGCGGTCTTCTAATTAAGCCATCAGGCTGTACAGGAATTGGCATAGTTATCTTTTTTTAGAGTATGTATTTTCAAAGAGTTTATCAAAGTAACCTTTTCTTGATTCTTCTTCATTATTCTCAACAACAATCTTATACGTCTCTTCTATGAAAATCATCAATATAAGAAGAGAAGATATTCTATCAAAGTTACCTACTTTCATATTAAACTTCAACGCTTCCTTAATAACAAAGATACTCATTACTTCATCAGTATTAGTCTTTCCGTCACCTCTGTCTTTTTTAAACCAAGCTCTCAGTTTATTAATTCCATATTGCTTCATTTCTACAGGCATGTGAACTCCATACCCTCTGTTAACAACTGTTGTTGGAACAATATCTTTTATTATACTTGGTTGTCTTGCAAGAAGATACAAGCAATTCATTTTTTCAAAGTACCCTTTCATGTCTTTGAATTGATTCTCGTATAAACATTTTGCATTGTAATATAGCAATAATAGTCTTACTGTTTCATAGTATTCATCAGAAGTATCTGGTCTACCAGTATATTCTGCTACTATACAATCATAGGATTTGCCTTGCTTAAAGAACTTTTTATAGATAAATGTGGAGCCTAGTGAGTTACTTGACTTGGCTTCATCATGCATGTAGGGGTCAGTTGAGCTTAAGTATAGCCCAAAAGGAACCTCTCCATTAACATACTCTGGATGCTCATAAATAACTATGCACCCCTTTTGATTGTTTATATTGAAAGGAAACTCAGCTTCCATTAAAGTAGAATCTGGCTTCCACCTTGGGACATCTTTAAAAAGATCAAGAGTCCCTTTCTCTCCAAAACTGGATAAGTGTTTGTTTGTTAGGAGTGTATTTAACTGTCTCATTAAGAGAGCATTGTCAAAATAAGCCCCAATAGCTATTAAGAAAGCCTCCCCTGGTGTAAGAGGGTGTTGTGTCATGTAAGTATCAAGACCACTATTATTCTTAGCATCCTGCATCTTAATTTTCCTATCAGCCAAGTTCTTTCTTTTGGCTGTTGCAGTATCAGAGTTTCCTTCTTTATCAAAGAAAGGTCTCATCATCCATAAGTCATTAACAAAGTAGCCGCTACATGGATGAGGATCTTCAGTGTCATAAGCCTGACTATCATAGGCCCTAAGCCCATACTTGTGTGGATTATAAAACATTTCCTCAAACCCTTCAGAAGCACCAGAAGCCATGTCACCACCTGTACCAAATATTAAATTACAACCAACAGCCATAGAGCCATCCATCAGGGTATCCCGCGTAAACTCATAGGACTGCAGTAAATTGGGAAATTTACCCGCTTCTTCCCATAAGAATATACTACAAGATTTACCAATAGATGCAGAGAAGTTATTCCTAAATGAAATAGTATAAACCTCACTACCAAATCCTTTTTTAACTTTATTCTCTTCATAGCCAGACATAAAATAATCTGCTCTATCTATGATTTTCATTCTACCAAATGGTGTGATACCCATTAAGAAGTCATTATTATGACTTATCATTTCTGTAGTAGTCTGAGCATACTCATCCAAATAAGCTCCTACAACAGTGGTACTTTCCTTTTCAAAGATATATTCATAATGGCCTATGCAAGCATTCTTATATGAGAAACCTTTTCTTCTAGCTTTGGCTACGCATAAACCTAAACCTTCAAGTAGGCATAAATCTATTTCATGGAAGTAATAGTAATCCATATCAAAGAACTCTGGAAAACCATATTCCTTTTTATTTCTACTACCCTCTTTGAATTTCTTGATCCTAAAGTAATTCAGGTAAAAATAATGCCTACCGGTAATTGTAACCCCACCAACAGTATATCCCTTTCTACACCTTCTTACCTCTTCATCCCAGAATTGCTTATATGCAAGTGTTCCAGATGGTGCAAGTGTATAGCACTTATTTCTATTATAGAAAATAGCAGCTTCAGAGAATAAAAGTGTATTTACAAAGTGTATTGGATTACTGATAAATAATGGGACATTCTTTACCAGGACAATTTCAGCCTGATCATCAAAATCAACATCTCCATCATCAGGGCCTATTATAAGATTACTCATCTCCACAAGTTTTTAGGACAAGGCTTCTTTTGCGAGTATGCTAATGCTTGGCATGAGCAACCACAATTTTTACACTTGTCAGTTTTATCATCATATATACCACAGGTATTAGAAATACATATCGCATATCTATTCTGTGCAATAGGTGTTGCCCTGCCTCCTAGCTTTACAAGAGCTAATTTAGAGTAAGCAATTACTATGTCAGAGATGTTCGGGAAATCCATCTTCGTATATTCCTTTTATACCACCACCTTTAATTGTTGCAACATTATTTGATTCCTTATCAATAATGTCTTTAATCTTATTTGAGTCTGACACTAACTTTGCAAACTTATCAATAAGTTTTAATACCATGTCAAGATCATTCTCTGTAAGTCCAGCATCATTCTTTCCTTTAAGAAGTGTAGCAAGAGAATCCTTACTTCTCTCAATCTGATAGTACATTCTTGAAGAGGATGTTTCTTGTAGCTCTAAGTACTTTTCCATACACTGAATGACAACATCATCAATGTTTTTTAGGCCAACAGACTTCATAATCTCTGCCTGCTTGGTTGCTGGGTCAGAACTTGAATATGGACTTTTCCTGTCAGCCATGTAAAAAATAAAACAAAACTCCTTGTAGGATTTCTCCTTCTTTGAAGTATTGTCTCTATCATATATTGCCCTGAATATATCTATACCAAAAAGGTTATAGTTTATCTTAACAGTGGAGTCGACCACCTCAAACAAATTAGCCATCTTTCTTACTATTTAACCCAAACCATTTTTTAACGTGACCTCTGCTTGCTATCATCTTAAAGATGCTAAATACATTGCAAACCTTCCTTGCTGCCAATACAATTTGACATATACCAAGATAGACTAGAAAGCATTGTCTAATCTGTGTACGATTATACTTGCCTCCTAGTCTATGGTAAGCCTCATTAACTATGTCATTAGTACTTTTGGTTGCAGCAATAGTTGCCCTTCTATGTGTGGGTAATTGATCTGCAGTGGCCATACTACTCTAATGCTTTGGTTAACATTATTCTCGCAAACTCAATATCTGTTGGTAAAATCTTGACAAAGAATTTAACCAGGTATTCAGTATTGCCTTTTGCATTTCTAATTTTCTTCCTGCACAACCAATAATTATGTTGCTTTGGAACAAGTTCAAAGTTTCTCTTTTCAAAGAAGAATCTTGCTGAGGATGCTGGCTGGAAGTCAAAGTCTTCTGGCATCCATAATTCTTGATGTTCTGGAGATTCAATGCCAAAATCTTCTGGATCTGTATTTGAAATTAAATTAATTTCATCCTCTTTTTCTGGCAAAAATTCACTAGGTTCTGAATTAGCATGGAAATTAACAGATTCACTTCGGTCTGGTAATTCACCAATTTTAGCCCATTCATCATCCATCTTTTTTATAGATCCCAAGAACTCTTCTTCATCTTTCTTGTAACCTTCTTTGGAGCGCTCAACTCCTTCCTTTAATTCTGACATAACTTTAACTATTAAGAATTTAACTATTTAACCACTTAAAAATTATTCCACTACTGGAGTAATTGGATCTTCAGGAGTAGAAGGAATTTCTGTTTCTTCAGGCTTAACAAACTCAGGACTAGGTTGGTCTGGAGTTCCAGCTACTGGAGCTTCTTCTTTAGTACCACCTTCCATTTTAGTAACAATTTCTTCTGCAGTAGATTTTGACATTTCTACTGTAGATCCCTCTTCTGTTGGAACATAAGCAGTATCCTCATTGAAGTTAAGATGAAATTCATCATCTGAATATACAAGAATTAATCCTGTATCGGCCTTTACAAGCCAAGAATTTTCTGGACACTGCTCAAACTTATCCTTGTTGAATAATAGGATTGGGGATTCTTGAACAAGAGAAACGGTTGTAGAATATTCATCACCAAGAAGTTCTTTAGCACTTGCTAAAGATTCTTCTGTGTTTAGAAACTGAACAGCGAATACTGCTGTGACAATTGTTAGGTACTTTTTCATTTGCTTATTTAGTTTAATCTTAATTTTCTATGCCTATCAACCATAAGAGCATCCACTTCTCTTTGCATATTCAATAAAGGATGAAACTCATCTTTGCTTGAATCTGTTACATCTTTCACATGAATTATACATCCACCTCTTAGTACAAATCCAAATTGAATAAGCATCCATGCATATACGTTTAACTGTAACTGATACACATTATAGTTACAATCAGTCACATTGTCAAGTGGTGCTAATAGTTTTTCAGAAGTAACTCTAAGTCCATCATATCTAATATAGTTGTAATCTACGATTTCTTTACTTGTTTTGTAATCTAAGATTTCAATATATCTAACGCCATTTACTGTTTCAATAATGACCTTATCCGCTTTACCAGCGATTTTAAAGTGGTCATTCCACAGTAACATCTCCACATAAACTCCATCAGGAAGGGAATATAAATCCTGAACACCATCAGTGTTAGCACCCAAAGAAAGAAGTCTTCCATTTACTTGATGTACTTCTGTATTAAGATCTTCAAGTTCTTTTCTAGCATGATAGTCACTGCCCTTTTCGCAGGCTTCCACTGTTGTTTTTTTCCACTCAGCAATCCAGTACTCTTTGGTTTGCCCATTTTTCTTTGCATATTTTTCTGCTATTAAATTCCAATCCTTCTGCGGCTTATACTGACCAAGAAGTGTTGTTGTTGATACATATACCAGTCTTGTTTGTGGACAAGTATATTTATGATCTTCTTCCGTAAATACTGGTCTCATTATTTTAGCTTGTTTAGTTTATAAAGAGTCACTCTTATAAGAGTAGCAATATTGTCAATAATATTTTGTTGATCAGAATCAGAAGAGACTTCTGTTCTAGCTTCCTTAACAAAAACAAGTAGATGTTCAAAGTAAGGAGTGATTTCATTTGTATCTGTTACTAATTTTTCATTCATTGAATAATCAGTAACAATTGGATTTGTTCCTTGATGAGCCTCAATTAGAACATCAACATGCTGAAGTACTGCTTCATAATATTCCTCAAGAGCCTTATGCTTTGCAAAGCCTCCTTCTCCCTTTACAGATAGGTGAAACACATGCGCCTGTATTCTTGAGAAGAATAACTTAGATGCAAACTTACCTATTGGTGACTGAGAAGTTTTTGTTGGCATTGCCATTATTGACTTCTTAATTTGATTATTGTCTGCCATGATTATATACCTACTTGTTTAAATACTACTTTTGCTTCATAAATACTATCAACAATTCCATTGAAAACAGGGTTATTTGATTCCCCATCATTTTCATATATCATCATTCTCTTGTCTGTGAAAGAATAAAATATATAATAGTCCCTGTTGTTCTTTTTAAAATAAAACTCAAATATATCATTCTCTATATATCTGATTATTTTTAATCCACTGTCCGTGTTTATTAAATCATCAAGATATTCTTTATTAATATCTTTGTTCTTGATTCTTATAGCCTGTTTACTAACCACATAAATCAAGTGTAATATTATCCTAACCACTACCACGTACAGTACCACTTTTCTTTTGTTTAGGCCGACTATTAAACTCTTCTATCCTCTTTGCTATCCCTTCATTAATAAGTTCCTGCTTTGTTTTCTCTGGCTTCTTCATCAACTGGTGATCTTAATAGTGGATTAGTCTTACCATCTACAACAACCTCTTCTTCAGTTATGTGTTTATTGTAATCAGCAAAAGAAGAAAATCTACCATTCTTTGAGCCTTTATAGAAATACTCCGGATTAAGAATATAAACCCCTCTGCCAATCCTTTTAATAAACCCATTAGAGACAAGTGATGTTATTGCATTCTCAATTACCCCAACCTTAGTCTCTATACTTGCAGCCCACTTATTCTTATTGTGAGCAAGAGCATAAACAACATTGTGATGCTCTTCTCCTTGGGTAACACAATCTTTCCACATCCAGGTAAGAAGTTCTATCTCAGTTGGATTTAACTTCTTTGATATATCCGATACCTTCTCCAAGTAAACAATAATAAATTGTGGCCCCAATTCAGAAAACTTCTTCTTTTTATAATTCATTTTCTTATTGATTACCTCACAAATATAGTGAATTAAATTCTAATTCAAAGTATTATACTCATAAATATTGTGAATAGTTTTAACCATTTCCTTACTCACCCCCAGAGTGTACCTTACTCATAAAAAATGAAAAACTTGGTACTGATACTCAGTTACTTACAAGTTGTTCTATTCTATACTCCTTTTTTCTTCTTTTTAGCTTATCTCTCACTCTAAAAAGAACCCCCTACAACCCTCTTTTATCAAACTCATGTCATCATAGCCCCCTAGTCAATTTAATGCACTGGTGAAGAGCTGAGTGGGGATCTTTAAAAAGCACAGCAGCTAGATTGACTAAAAAAATTTATAAAAAATATTTATTTTCTTGGATAGGAAGTACCCCGTTGCCTGCACCCCCTGTGTTTGTTATATTTCAAAACTAAACTTTAAAATCTAAAATCATGGGACTTGTTATTATTTCTAAAATTCAACCAAAAACAGAGACTAGAGAGGCATCAATCAGACATTATGTATGTGAAGGTGTGGTAAAATTAGCTGGGAAAGACTTACCAAAAGGAATACAAGATGAGTTCATGAGTACAAGCTCATTGAATTTACAAAGGGAGTTTGATACACTAAAGACAGAAGAAGAAAAAGCCGAGTACATTGATTCAGTGCTATCTTTAGAATTTACACAACCTAAAACAGGCGGTGTAAAATGGATTAAAGAGTAAATATTTAGATGGTTAGAATGCAGTCAAAACTCGACTATATTCTAACCATTTTACAAGCACTAATAAATCAAATATTAACATTATAATAGTACACGACTATGAAAGACAAGACTAATACCTTTGATACTGTATTTATTTTAACATTTGCGTTTTGCTGTGTTTATGTTATTGCATCTATACTAATTAGAATACACCTATAATGGTGTATTCTTTTTTCTGCTTATAGTCTGTTGATTAATAACAAGTCTTAATATTCATTCACTAATAATACACTATGAAAATATTTAAAAATTTTCAATTCACAATAATGACTGTTATGTTATTATCTGTGCTTGCATTTAGTTTCTGGTTTTGTATCATGATAATAATAAATAATTAATCATGAAAGAACTAATTAAAGCAGAGCAAGCAGCTGTAAGGCTAAACTGTCCATCTAAGTTTATGCTTAATCAGCTAAACTTAATGACCAAAGAAGACATTTCACACATGGTAAACTCAGTTTTACTTAACGCGACTAATAAGCCATTAAGCTTTTTAGATGATACCATTACTGTACTAACATACATTCATAACTTTAGATAACCATGACTGAACAAGAACAATTACTCATTGCTCAATATGAGCAAGAACAAGAACTTATTACTCAAGCTCAATTACTTAGAGACTAATGGAACTATTTAGACATATACTTATAGGCATATTGTTTATGTCTGTACTCATGTTGTCAATTTGGCTGTGCTTATGGTTAATGACAATTAATAAGATATATTCAGGCATTGCATTTACTGTAATTCTTGGTATTTTCTTTGGTTTTTTAAGCTACATTAAAGAAAATTAAATGATACTACTAATCATAATACTATACATATTGGCAATGCCATTTGTATTTATATCTAATGAGACACTCAGAAATAAATACAAAATCTCATTTGTATATCATTTAACAAGCGCGCTCTTATGGCCATTAATAGCTATTGCTTTATGGGTTTATGCTATTTCTGATCTATTTAACAAAACTAAATAATTATGTATAAATGCATTAAAAGGGCATTCTTTCCATCATTAAATGATGAGGTAAGAGCAGGTGAGTTTATTGATAAAAAGAAATACTCACAATTATCAACAAGAGAAAAAGAGTATTTTACTCTATTCACATTACAAGACTATAAGATCATTAACACTCCATTATATGCAAATGTACAAATGTGTTAAAACATTCTATTCTCACTCGCTGAGAGATCAAATAAGAATTAATGATGAGATTAATGAAACTAAATACTCATTGTTAAACTCTGAAGAAAAGAAATATTTTATTAAAATCCCTTAATCCTTAAAGTCATGAGAAATCTGGTTATTTTATCATTCATAGCATTAATGTGTGCTTGCTTAATGTCTAATGCATCACCAAATACATTTAAACTCATTGAAGAAACAGAGAATGAATGTACACAAGTATTTGAAGTAACATTTAAAGATACCAATTCGCGTGTTAGTGTTAATATCATTACAATTGATATTGACGGACTCAAAACAACACAATACAAAACATTTGGTACACTTCAAGATGTGATAGTTTATTTTGAGGCAAGCATGATTGAAGATTTCTTTTACTTGGAAATATCAGGCAAGAAGTATATGTTTGATAGAAAGCAAAAAGGATTTGGATACACATACAATGTACTTGATGATAAAGAAAATCTTAAATGCAATGTTAATCCATTTAATTTCATCAAGAACAAGATAAATAAGAAGCCAAGGCCAAAGAAAGAAACAGTATATCAGTACACAAAAGATATGCTTAATGTTACTGGTAGGCTTTAGTTATTAATGGGTGGGTATATTACTCACCCATAACTTCTAAGCAAATTTGAAATGAGTACATTTTTGAGTATAGCCTATGGATTAGCAACATGCTTAATATTGTTTTATTATATACCTAGGATTAGGAAGTTAATAAGTGAAATCAATATTCTTAGATTGTCTTTAGAAGTATCTCAAAGAAGAGGGGATATGTATCATAGACAGTATATTAACGAGCAAGAAAGTGTAAATATTGGGCTTGCACTACTTGGTAACGCTGATGTAGAAATAAGAAGTATTAATAATACAAGAGATAGGTTAGAAATAGAAATTCAAGAAATAAGAAATACACAAGCAGCCATTGTTTCCGAAAGCAGTCATCTTACTACTGAAATACAACGCCTAAATGCACATGTTAGAGTTTATCAAAATCAACTAAGAACTCAAAACATACCCGAACCATCACCACAAGAAATAACAGATCTTGTAAATGCAGAAATAATGATTAATCAAAACACTGCATCATCTTTACAAGAGACAACTCTTAATTCTAGGTATATGCAAGAATCATTAAGAAGAGTAATATCAACTGGTTTTATTGCTCCTCCATTATCTAGCTATCCACGAGTAACTGAAGATGATTCAAGAATAACAGAATCTGATGAACAAAGAAGAGCCAGACTAACAAATATACATTCTGTAAGAGGCACTATGTCTATGGCTGGACAAATAGAAAGAGAAAGAAATAGATTAGTAGAAATTGCAAGACTATCTAGATTGCATCAAGCACCACTTGCACCTGAAGAGGCAGGGGGACAATTTCATGAAAGTTTAGCAAATGAAATTGAAAGACCGCTTAATAGGAGTAATGGATTATTTGAGCAAATAGAAAACAGACCAGAATATCAACGTCTAGACCCTGAAAGATGGGCGCAATTTGTTACTCAAATGGGTGTTCGCTTTATTAATGATCCTGATGAACAAAGAGAAATGCAGGAATATTTTAATGCAGTTCAAGAGCAAACATTTCAATCAATAGGTGAGCCTGGAACACTATTGACACCTCAAGAATATGAATTATCTGATAAAATTGAGGAGTTAAGTGCAGTAGTTGTTGAAAAAGACCAGCTCATTACTCTTTTAAAGAACCTTATCCGAGAATTTCATTCTAACTCAGTTTACAAAGAGTCTGATGGTGACAAAAGAAGGTATCGCTTGCCAATATCTATTGCAATTACAGTTGAGGAACTTTTAAATAAATAATAAAATGAAAAAAGTATTAGTAATGATTGCCTTATTGGCAATATCTATTGTAGCAAGTGCCACATGTTATTTTAATTGGCAATGCACAGATTGTGGTAAATTCACACAAACAAGTGAATATAATTGTAATGGCTTTATGATGAAGCCAACACCAGGACACTGTAGTGCAAAAGGCTCATCATCATTTATGGGTCATTCTTGGGTAATGACTGGTTATTTTGAAAGATAATTATATGGCTTTCGGAATAAACTCAGAAGCTAAAACTCTTGTAATGCAACATTACAATGCTGTTAAGCTTATTGACTTTATTTATACTGACTATGAGAAAGAGGAAATGATTGAAAACGCTAAAATAGCTGCAATTATCTCATGTAACTTAGTCAGGGATCAATTCCTATTAGCCTCTACAATTGGCTATTGGAACAATATTATCAAAGAAATTAAATTACTATCATTTAAAGACTTTAAAAATGACGGAGAATAAGCAATCATTTGGCATAGGTGAAACAGTTCATTTTATGAAAAATAATGAACCTGCAAGTGGTAAAATTACAGGAATCATTACCTATGAAGGTTCTTGTAGAGGTATTTATGGTGAGAAAGTAGCTCCACATGATAGTAAAATCATTGATTATACTATTGGAAGTTTTGAAACTATAAACAAAACAAAAGCATTTTCATCAAAAAAGAGATTACAAGAATCGCTCTTTAATGAAGATAAAAAAGAAACTCTTGTTCCCGGTGAAGAAGAAGTATAGTGCCTGCATCTAGGTTGATGTAGTAATTTGATAATCTTTAAAAAACACAATCATGAAAAATTTCAGCAAATCATTCTTTGCATTATTCGCAATTTTATCTTTAATCATTATTGGAGCAAGTTTTGCTATGGCAAAAGGTAAAGAACCTGTACCATTTACAAAAGATACCGTATTCATGACTAAGAATGTTGTCATGTATGCGCAGGGAGACACCCTTAAGCTTATGACAAAAAAGCTTACTAAAATAGAAATCAAAAATGGTATTATTTCCGCTAATGGTATGGTGCTCACTAATGGTAAAGCTGTT